CTAGGCCTTGTGGGCTTGGGAATAGAGCTAATTTGCCCTGTTTCTGGCCTTTATAGAGGGTATTGGGCCTGGGGGATGGGTTGAGGATCGGTTGGTTGAGGGGGGTTAATTGAGTTTTGGGGCTGTAATGGGGGAAGGGGGGGGATTAATTAGGGTCTAAGAGATTGGAATTCAATACCTGTTCGCCATTGGCGAGTTTCCGGGCCATCGTCTTCCCGGTTTGCCTTGCCTGTATGATAATCAAGTGTTTATTATCTTTTTCGGCCTCTTGCATTGCCTTGGCCATTTTGACTACCTTTTCGGGGATTATGTTCTGTATCGGGATCATATCGTTACGTTTTTTGATAAAGTTAGTTATTTATTTGGAAATGAACTACAGAAAAAATACATTTGCATTACTAAAAGAGTACAGATGGGAAGAACTAAGCCGGTAAGTGTTAGATTTGATCCTGAGAAACTAGAATTAGTTAAGCGAAAGGAAAAACTTCCTTCACCTCAGAAGGTGGTGGACTACCTCATGGATACGTATTATTGGCAAAACAAGCTCGTTGTAGCCCCTCAATTGCAGGCGCTGGGGTCTACCCTTCCATATATCGCCCCCGTCGTCCCTAAGACCCCTTATGAAGTATATGAACAAGAGATAAACAACGCCGGGAGTATCGAAGAGTTGGAGCGCACTGGGCGGCATTTGGAGAAAGATCGGGCGATATCTGCGGCCGACAAACTAAAATTGCACGCGTTGGGCAGCAAAAGAGTAGAACTATTTCAATAAGAACTACTTAAACAATAAAAATGGAAAAACACTCTCTAAACATTCACGTTGGTCAATTGGCTGACATTCAATCACCCGTTCACCACATTTTAACAAGCCTTGAGGGGAAACAATATCTAAGAAAAGAATACGAGGATTTGACCTTTTTTATAACTTACCCGCTTGAGGGTGACCCGGTTCCGGTCAACATAAAAAAGGCGCATAGTTTGGCAGATATTTTAGTTCCAATCGCAGCTGCTTATAAAAATGAGGTTTACGCAAACCCAGAGCTTCACGGAATTTGGGGCCATGATCTTGACGACTTATTTTTCGAAGGGATCATAATCAACGAAAACCAAACAACAGGGTTATTAATGGGGTCGTAAAAATAAAAACATGACCGAAAAGAAACAAGATAGTGTCGCTATGGGAATATCCATGCTCGATGAAAACGACATGGCCGTTGCGGTAACGAGCGGTGGTTATATTGTTTTTTGCAAAAAGTTTAACCAATACGAATTATTTAACGAATCTGTTCAGGAACTTATAAAAACTTACAACATTCCTAAAAATAAAATCTTTTACGAAAATGACTGAGAAAAAGAAAAGGGGAAGACCCCGGAAAATAGTGTCGTCCTTCAAGGAACTTAAAGAGGCTATAGATGAAGGATTTAAGCCGGTTTCATCAAATAACGGTAGGCTTGTCGTAACGGATCAGATTGATGCCGCTGCCCTTGCCAGGCACCCTAAAAATGCCTCTGCGAAAGATGAAGTCCCTTTCCCTGAAAATTGGGATAAAATGGGCAAGATAGATCGGCTCCAATGGCTCACGGCTCACAAGAAATGATATATAACATCTAAATATACTAATTAGTTATGAGTCCTAAAAAATGCAATTGCTGTGGGGCGACGATACACTTTATCGTGTTCGATACCGCGCTTAATGGATACTATCCCCCATGCGAATGTAGGTTCCGGGGAAAACCTAGTTGGTTTGATGAAATGCTTTGCAAATTAGGGGGCCATAAATTTGTAGGATATTTTAGATATTCAAAGTGGAATTCTTACAAATGTACACGCTGTCATTATGTGCAAAATGAAGTCGGCTTGGGCGTTGGATTAATTGAAGGCCCCGACTATTTTCGCTAACGCTTAAATAAACATAGGTTATGGATCAATCAATTATAGCATATCAGTTTAGTGGATTTAAGACTCTTTTTACGAAAGATGATTCGGATATGTTTTGGATAGATGGATGTGCTTTAAAATTATTTATGTCGCACACTGCCGAAGATTTTAAGCACATAGTCGCCAAATGGGAAATCAGGCTTAAGAACAATACTCTCTAATACTTATAGGTTATGAAGTTAGAATTGATAATGAACCGTGATTTGGCTTTATACAACGGGAAGATGACGTATGTTCAAGAAATAGCAGGTGTAAGGTATCTTAGGCCCGTTGAGGGGTTTACAGACATTGGAGCAGGCACTGGCGAGATGATTCAGCTAACCCAAAATGTGGCCGATCAAATCAGTCAAACATATCGCGCATTAACACAACCCTAATATATTCCACATTATGACGCCAAGATCGAAACAATATTTCAGTAGGCGGCAATTTGAAAAAAGATCAGTAAAAATCCCTTTCAAATATGAGCCATCCGTAATGAATGATCTAATTATGCTTGGGCGGGCATTTACTAAAAGTTATTTGGACGGGAACAACATGGTGATTACAAGTTATCTGCCTCAACCGGAAATACAGAACCCCCATAATATCTAATAAAAAATGAACTACGGACAGTCAGTTACGATAACGATACCAAGGCGGCAGGAAGTATCTCCTTTCAAGGTTGGGGACAAGGTGAAGCTATCTAAGAAGTCATTCATGAGGCGGATGAAAAAAATAAAGACAAAGGAGATGGTCTGGCGGATGAAGGGAAAGAATTTCGAACCGCTTTTAATTATCTATTACTGCACTTCTGTGTATCCAGGGCAATACAATGCAACACTTAAACCATATAACTTTTGATACAGAGAACAGAAAGGGAGGAATGGTTTCTATCAAAAATCGGGTCCGTTCTTTTTCGGAATGATGACGGATGCCCGTGCCCAGTGTGTAAAGCAGTTTATGATAATGGTGTTCGCGTTGACAATCGCAACATTGCCATATACTTATACGATATCGAATGCTCTTACAATGCTGATGGAGATCCACTAAGGTATTTCGATACTATTGAAGAAAGGGACGATTATGAGCATTTGTATCTACCCCTAGTATTCAAAAAGAAAGATGATGGCCCGGGAATTGCATAGTACCCTTTATGGGAATACTTATTAGTATAATCGTCATGTTGATCGTAGTCGGGCTGATTTTGTACCTGATTACATTATTGCCCATTTCGGGAACTATAAAGCAGATTATCCAGGTGCTGGTTATAATCGTGGCTATACTTTATTTGGCCAATATGGTACACTGGGTTCGGTTTTAGCCCCCCCCCCCCTATTTACGGGATATGTTGTACTTTTCTTTAAGGGAGGCAAATGCCGACGAAAAATTTAAGCCGCAGTGACAGTGAATTTTAGCAACCTCATCCCATAATTCATCTTGATCGGGTCCTGTGGATTCATCTAGCCATTCAATATTCGGGGCTATGGCTTCTTCTTCATCCGATATTAAATCCCGCACCATTCCACCCTCTATCCTTCCTGTAGTGTAGTATGGTACCCGGTCTTTGAATACCCATCTCAGGGGTATTCAAAAAGGATTATCCCTTGCTGGCGGACGGTCCGTTGACTTAATCCATGGCATATTTACGATTTTTTAATGTTTAGATTAGTGAATTTGGCTTAATTTGTGGTGTCTATTATAAAACTCCCCTTATGTCATTATTTGGTCTCTCTCACCTTGAAAAACAGGAATTTGAGCTTATTGAAAAATTGGTAGGCATCGTAGACCGGCTCACTTTTCAGGAGCTGGAACGGGAACGACGCAAACCCAAAGCCCACCACTTGAAGGCCGTCTACGCAATTGTGACGGATTCCGCTGATATTCAACTCGTTTATTTAAATAAAACAAAAATCAACATGCCACAGACTATTACAGTTTTAGATGGACAGAACACTGTCCCCGGCCAGCTTGTGCCACTCGCTGCCGACAATGTTACCGTAGAACCTATTTCGACTATCAATGCAGGTTCCGAGCTTTACACCAGTTCCGATACCACTATCGCCACTGTTGCAGCCGATCCTAGCGGGGTAGAAGGTGCGTTTATCGTTTCTCGGGTCCCCGGGGCCAATGGTAACGCAACTATCAGCTATACAGCTACTACACCCCAAGGAACGACTATCTCAGGTAGCGACAACTTCGTTTTCCAGGGTCCTTCCACCGGTGTAGCAACGTCTCTGACCGCAACTTACGGCACTCCGTCTTAAGTCCTAAGCTACCTGCTGTCTCTTAGTCCCTGCCTTCGGGTGGGGATTTTTTACGAAGCGCCATGAGGCGGGTATTCTGCTCAGAAAGCGTTTCTACTTTATTTTTCTTGGCATATGAATCTAATTTTTTCTTTACATTATTGTTTTCTTTCTCAGACAGGAAGCCATGCAAAAACAAGAACATCCTGTGTTGGTGCATTTCGATATAATTTTCTCTTGCGGTTGACATATGCTTTTATTGATCAGTCTTTATCTTTATTTTGACTATGGATTTTAATTGATCCATTAATGAGTTGGCTGCTGATGCTGGAATCGTACTGCATGCTATATCCCAAATACTTAGACAAGGTTTATATACTACTATATAATCTTCGGCGGCTTCTTTAGTTGAGAAAAACCACCCATCTGCAACGTCTACTGCATTTATTTTTGCAGGGCCGCATTTAAGCAGTTTCCAACTATTGCAGCTTACATACCAATATTCCATACCTTCAAAAACCGGGACATTGTCCTCTGTAGTAAATAATGGGATAGATTCTTTTACCTTCTCTATTTGATGTAGAGGATTGCGGCAGTTCCCGTCATTCTCTGTAATCATAGTTCCGTCGTCTGCTATAATGAACTTAGTTATTTTACATGGTGGCCAATCCTTTCGCATGTTGAGAGTTGATTTATGTAAGTCCCCGATGCTAAATATTTCACTATCTGATATCCTCTTTACCGAAAATATTATCCAGTTTTTGACCGCATAATTCCAACTATAACTTGTTTCTTTAATCACTTTACCTATCTTACCCGGCTCACGATATGCTACTATCTTCCATTCTGGTTCGGGGGAGAATTGTTTCTTGAAGTCTTCCATGCTTTGAAATTGGTGCGTTTCTGCGTACTTCTCAACTTTTTCGTCGTCCCAGATAAATTCTTTACTCATATTAAGGCTTTATAGATTTTTCAATTATTTCAAAATGCTGATCCACTGCTTTAGTAGCTTCTTCCCAGCTATGGTGTACGATATCGAATACCTTGTATCCGGTATCCGTTCGTTCTATGAGCTTGCCAAGATAGGAAGGGAATACGGCATGCATCAGCTTACTAAAACTATCGTTTATGTTAACTTGCTTTCTGCTCATGTCCGTTCGATTTTATAAAGTCTACCACCGCGTCCCATGTGGCCTCAATCAGCGTATCCCCAAAATGAAGTTGGTTGCAATAAAATCTAACCATGGGCCGCCCTTGTTCATCTAACATACCGAATGTAACCGGATGAAAAGTGTATATTATCCATTTGCCTTGGTCTTCATCAAAGCGCCGTTCAAACTCAATGCGGGATATCTTCTCAACTACGGGCATAATCCATCCCCACTCTCGATGATACATAAGATCATACTCGCCTTTACAAATAACCGGCGACATGTAGTTTTCGTGATCCCAAACCATATCGCCATGACCTTGATCCCGTAAATAGCCTCCCATAAATTGAGATATAAGCCGGTTGCCTTCAATTGTCTCTTCTTCCATATATAGTACTTAAAAGTATTGTTCAATTTTAGCCCATTCCTTGTTTGTATATTGAGTGTGGCTACAGTCTGCGTAAAGTCTAATCTTCCACATAGTCTGAATATCTCTTACCCCTATGTACATCCCGGCATCTACAGCATTGGGGTCGGAAACACAAATTGAATTCCCGGAGATTCTTTCCACTGACAATACGGCTCCCCAAGTAGTCACACATCTTATACAGGAATAGTAGCTCATATTTTCATTGGTTTTTTCTTTCTCATTACCCGAACTTCTTTGCTGTAGTGGGATATAAGCTCTTTTATTTCCGAAACAGTATAGTTATATTCTGTTCTGGCTTGCTCTTCAAGCAGCTCTACTCCCCCTACCCGATCCCGCTCAATAAGATTTCCAAAGTGGACACTGTATGAGCTGAGTTTGCCTCCGTCGTTTTTGTTGCAAGAATGGCAACCGCAAAAACAATTCTCTTCTAAAAATCTGGTATTCTTGTGTATCCTAGGGATATAATGACAGCACTCCATTTCGGTCCAATAGTAACCTTTCGAACATCCGTAACACACACAATACCCATTTTCATCGGATGCCTTTAGCCTTATATATTGACTAAAAATTACGTCCAAATCATCAATAACCGTAGACAGGTTTTCGTTTTGCTCCAAATCCCGCTCTTCGAACTTGGCGGCGGATTTTAATTTGATGCCTGTCCAATAGTGCGGTTGGCACTTACCCTTAGTTAAGGGTCCTTTGTATGAGCATCCTGGATGATTGCATACCCCAAGTTTGGGTCTTATTGTAGATCCGTAGCCCATCTATTTCTTTTTATTCTTTATCAAATGATTTTCAATAGCTATTGATATTTCCCCCCGTATCGTCCTCCTGTTTTTAGCGGCAAGTTCTTTTAATCGAACTATTAAAGCCGAATCAATCTTTAATGGGTAAACATAATCTTTGGCTGTATTTGTCGTACTCATGGAGCAAATATAAAATCTTTTATTAAAAGTATAAAATTTATTTGGAAGTTATTTTATCTCTCTTTACATTTGGTCATCAATCCTATTTACTCATGGCTATTGATGTATCAACCTTTAATTTTTATTTTAAAAAGTTCTACAGTCAATTATGCTTTCTGGCAATAGGATTTGTAAAAAGTAAGCAGGAGGCTGAAGATATAGTGCAGGATACGTATTTGTCCCTCTTTTTAAGAATGGACAGAACCGAAATACATACTGTGAAATCCTTTCTATTTGTTACAGTGATGAACAAATGTAGGAATGTTTGTAGGCATGCAAAGGTTATACATGGATATGAAAAAGATGTTAAATATGTATTGGACGAAAGAACAGGAGGCGATGTTCTTAATAGAATGGTTCATTCAGAGTTTATAGCACTTGTCATGCGAGAGGTTAATTTATTGCCACCAGTTCGACAAAAGGTTTTTAAAATGGCATGGATAGATGAGATGAAGAATGGAGAAATAGCCGAAGAATTAAATATAAGCAAATATACAGTAAAGGAGCATAAATGTTATGCCTTAAAACAAATACGAACTGCATTTGCTAATCTTAAAATACCGGACAATGCTTAGTTCAGATCAGTTAAAAGTATATTGGGATAAGTATTATGATCGTCTTTTCAGGATGGCCTTCAGAAGAACAAAAAATGAGTGCGTGGCAACGGAGATAGTCCAGGATGTTTTTATACAGCTTTGGAGAATAAAAGAGGTAAAAGAGTCAAGCTTGGAGGCTTATCTATGCATATGTATAGCTAATAAATGTACTGATTATTTTAGAAAGATACGATCTGATAAATATGGCGCTATTGTATTGATGGAGTATGATGAAAAGAAGTACGGTGGCTATTATTCATTAGACTCTATTATATCGGACCGGGAATCAGTAGAATCAATAGCCAAATTGATTTGCGACTTGCCGGAGGAAAGAAGAAAGGTTTTTGAATTATACATGGCCGGTAAGAAAAGCACTGAGATAGCCAACATTCTAAGCATCTCCAAGCAAACGGCCTTGAATCAAAAGACAAGGGCCATCAAGTGGTTAAAAAGTAAAATCAATGAGAGATAAAAAGCCGATGAACTTTTGGGAGTTCGTAAATCAAAATAGTGAAGGCATTGGTGCTATAGTGTTTATAGTAATAATTTTATTATTCATAATAGTTATGTCAAAAATTAATCAATGAATACAGCAGCTAAACTTTGGAATAAGCGTAAAGTAAAGAGTGAAATGACTTTTAACAAGCCAGAGGGCGTTACGTTCGGGGCCATGTATGAAGCCCAACGATGGCTAAAAGACAATGGATATTCTTATGGTTCTACCGATACGGACATACGTACGTGCGGGAATTATCCTGTAGCTATTATGAAAGGATCATATATCTTGCCTCAAAAGTGGCACAACTTTACAGCCCAAGATAAAATAATGGCTGATGGAGTAATGATAGCCTTCGATTGGAGAGAAGGAGATGTAAGGATCATAATCTTTGAACCAAACACTATCCTATGAACCACTTAATATCAGTAAGAACAAATATCCTTTATTCAAAAGATAAAGAGGAATACAAACGGTGGCAGGAACTTATTTTCCTTGTAGATAAACCTCAATATAGGTATAGTACCGAGGGAGAGATAATCCGGGAGCGGTCCGTGGAAGAAGTCCGCTTTACAGTATCGGACACGGCATTTGAAGAACTTTTGCAGATATTATCGAAATTGAAAACAGCCGAAGAAAGTGATTTGAAATAGGCTTTAATGGGCCTGAATGTAAAAAGTAAAATCGATGACAAAAACGGCACATATAGCAAAAGCTCTCCTTAATGGCGAAGTGCTTACGATCATGGATGGATTCAAGAGATTCAGAGTTACAAATTTACCGAGAGAGGTTAGCCGCCAGATTGAGCAAAAATTCGATGTCGTCGTTAGTCGGGATAGGGTGGAATTCGTGGCTGAATGCGGTCTACCCGGTTGCTACTTCCGTTACAGGCTCAATCACATAGAAAGTAACGAACCTGGAATTCAGAGGATGCGTGATTACGTATCTGAATACTTCCCTAATGGTGAGTCAAAAGCTATTCTCAATCAACCTCAACTATTTTAACATGGGATATGGAGTATATGGTCCTGGATTTCATTTGAGCATGGCGTATGATAAATTTGAGTGCCCAAAATGTAAATGTGAGCATTCCGGAGAGGATTATGACGCAAAACTACAAAAGAGTAAAAAGTCATTCATCTACATAAAATGTAAGGGGTGTAAGACGAAAATAGGGGTCACAACGGATATGATGGGAGACGTTCAAATATGGCTGAAAGATGAAGAATATAAAGACAAATCCGGTAACATGGTAGCGCCCAGTCCTTGGTATCCAGAAGGAGAAAAATCAGAACAAAAGAAATAAAAAAATATGGGAACAAGAGCAACAATTAGATTTAAAGAAGGCGATGAAGAGTATTTCGTATATCGGGGCCATGATGGATTCCCAGAGAACGTAATGGAGGATATTCAAAGGGTGATAGACAAAGCAAAAGGCAGGTGGTCCGAGCCAGAACTAGGATTATTAGTTACGTCCTTTTTGCAATGGACATACGAACCGGGAATTCGAATACCAAGATATGAAATAACTCAATCTTTCCATGGGGATGAAAGTTATAAATATTTTGTAGAATGGGAACAAGAAAGAAAAGAATGGAAGGTAATTGTAATTTAATACACTCCTATACCTTGAATTAATTAAAGTGAACGATTATGAGCGCCCCAGTTAAATATACATGCCCGGATGTTGATAAGGTAATAAAGATGCTGCAAGCCATAGCCCAAACTGCCAAAGAAGGGATGAGATATACGGATAAGTCAGACGACAACTATCAGCGATTTAAAGACTGCGAATGGGATATTGACGATATTATTGGGCGCTTGGAAGATTTAAGGTCAAGCAATCGGGAACTAAGGGAATGGGGAGAAGCCCTAGAATCTGAACTTGAAGATGCTGCCACCGAAATAAACCGACTTGAAACCGAACTTGAAGAAAAAGTAAACGCCTAACCCCCTCTCTATAATAGGATAAATAAATTTGGCCAGTTTAAGAAACAGAAATACATTTACAATGCTAGAATTAAATTATCCATTAAAAGTTTGCAACTTTGATAAAAGTACTATCTTTACGGCACTTCATCGGCAATCCAGCCGGTCAATCATATGCGCTTTTAATTGGATTATTCGTCTAGCAACGAGGGCCGCGTGTTTATTCACGGGGCTTTTTTTATTGCTAAAATCTGACGAATTGAGGTCAACTGTATTTCTTCCTATAAAGCTCATTAAGGAGGCCAACAAAGAAGGGTGGTCCCGGTCCTTGGCATACTTTGTCAGGATGAAGAGCTTATATGTAAACAATACACATTATAACTTCAACCTTCGCAACCTGTCGAAAAAATTGAATTGTTCGCCAGCCTGTCTATCTCACCATCTAAAGGAGTTGAGGCGTCGGGGATTGGTAGGAGATCATTCGAGGAATCTCACATTCAAGGGTATGAGGAAATTATGGTCGGATTGGGGGCGTAAAACTATCGGGGTCCCGGTAGATCACAAAAATCAATTAAGTCTATTAAGAGCGCAAATAATACGTTTTAACCTAGCGACACAGGAGTATAACATTAAGAAGACCGGAGTACAAAAATGCCCAGGGGCCGTCCCCAATAATCTTAATGAAAGGTTCTATAGCTGTTATACTGGCTTGTCAGCAATTGGGTTTGGAAAGGTATTAGGATTGTCGCCTTCTCAGGGAGCGGCCATAAGAGCTAAATTGCTTAAATTAGGCTTACTCTCAGGTAAGCGGAGGTATAGTATTGTGATAGCCTCCGGCGGCCCCTTCGGGGAGACCACTCCGTGGGGGGTCCTGCGGACGGCCTTAATACAAATGAAAATACAGGGGTTGATGCCTCCCCATGCATTCATTAAAGACGGCTCTATCTTGATAGAACGTAGAATGGAATTAAACTATCTGAGGGCATAAGTTACTACGGAAAAATAAACAAAACTATGCATAAGCTAACAAGCCCCTTTACGGAAGCCTTCGATCAAACTTGGGAAATGTGGAAAACGTGGCGCTGGGAGACTCATCATTTCAAATACGCTAATCCAATAAGCGAACAAGCGGCGCTTAATGAATTGGTAGACATGGCAGAGGGCGACGAAGATCACGCCAAACGAATCGTAAACAGAAGTATTTCAAGGAATTGGAAAGGATTTTACAAAGTTCATAACCCTAAAAAAGATAAAGATGGAGAATCTACCTCAAAAAAAACAGCAGGCAAACCAGCAAATGACGATCTCAAAGCCGTCTATATTAAGCGTAATGGTACAGAAGGATAGCCAAGGTGTTAATCAAATGCTGGCCTTGTACAGGGAGCGGGGAACGGTAGATTATAGTAAGACGTTGGCCATTCCAAGGGAGCAAAGAATACCAGAGTTGGCAAAAACACCGGAGGGTAGGCAGGATGTATCTATGGCCTTAGCGGCGTCCCTATTAAGCGCTTTCAGGAACATAGACAAGGTGAAGATGACTGCGGAACAAATTGTGGAATTAGCCGAAAATATCATTGATTCTGCCTATGAGGACCAATTATCTATTGAGGATGTTCTTTTGTTCCTGAAAGATTTTTTGATGGGGAAAATGGGGAAAATAAACCAAAACATCGATATGCCTTCCTTCTTTGAGTATTTTGAGCAATATCGGCAAAAACGATGGGAGACGCTACAGGGTATCCGGGATGAACAGCATACGCAGGCAAAGGTCAGCGGGCAGGATACAAGACGTCGTAGCGAAAGTTTGGAACTTGGTCGCGATGAGGACGCAAAAACCGTGTTAGGATTAATGCAAACCATGTATCAAAAGGATGAACCAGAATAGCTCTTTCGAGTTGGCCCGCAAGCAAGCCGACATATTCCAAAAGGATAACGTAGCCTGGATGGGAGCAATGGTTGCTTCAAGCTGCATTAAGTCCATTATGTGTTATGCATATGGAGGATTGGTTCGGGATGGGAAGATTAAGGACATTGAATTGCTGCCAGATGAAGAATATTCAAATATTTTAGTTCAGGCTGAGGAATTTTCGAAAGGGCAGTTGGATCAAGACGGGATCAAACAGGTAGCTAAAGTATTAATTACGCTTGAATACCTCTTACAATGAGAACAGAATGTCCGAAGTGTAAAGGAACTGGATTGGTTCGGGATAAGTTGGAAGTCATAGCCACTTTAGGTATTTCGTGGATAATGGATAAGTTAGCTCCTTCGAACATTGGCAAAGAAAGCTGCCCCAAATGTAAAGGTAAGGGGTACTTAAAAATTTTACTAAAATGAGAAATAGGCTAACGCCTGAAAAATATCAGGAAATTAGGAATTTATTCGCTGGCGGCATGTCAAAAAAGGGAATAGCATCAGTAGTTGGATTTTCTACTTCAACAGTGTCTGATGTGATTAATAATCCTCAACGTAAAAGCTCAGTTGATAAAATACACTTACCTAGAGGGACGGGAGCTTTCAAAGAACTTCAAGAGATGGATTTGTCCATATTACCGGATACGGTTTTATTTCAGTACTCAAAAGATATGCAGATATGAATTACTTAGCGATTCCGGGGTTAAAGTTTAGAAGTAGGAGTATACCTGCAAGAGGGTTTATAAATTCGGATAGAATAATAAATATCGTGCTTGGCCATTTTTGTCTAAGTTTTCACGAAGTTTGCAGACGATCAAGATATCAACATATCGTTTACCCAAGACAGGTGCTTATGTATATTCTAAGTAAAAATACAAACATGACCTTGAAGGAGATTGGTGAGCTATTCAAAAAAGATCATACAACCGCCATGCATTCGATAAAAGCCATTCAGGATAGGATGGAGACAGACGAAATGGTTCGGAGAGAGGTTTCAGAATTAGAGGATTCAATTTAAAAATCAATAAAACAAAACCATGAAGTACATCTTAGTTATTCTTTCAGTATTTTTATTTGTAGCATGTAGTAGTAACAAGGGCACGAAGACATCCAGTAAGTCAGACACTACCAAGCCCATGAACGTCCTCTATCACATCCAAGGAGGTAACTATCAAATGGCCTTAGGAAGGTATACAATCTCCCAAACAAAAGTCCTGGATACTCTCGAAGACAAGGGAAAGATAGTATCCGACACCAACTGGATAATCCTAATCGCAAATACAAAAGATACAGTTAGAGATATCAATAACAAACCAAAGTATGATTCCATATCTCGACAGTATATCTTCAATCAAATCTGGTATCCTATAAAGGGAGTGGAAAAACAAACCGTCCGCATACAAATAGTCACCATTTAAACAAATATAAAATGCCAGAAGAAACAAAAGCGACTACATTAACATTTGGTCAAAAGGCTGTAGGAGTAACATTCAATCCCGGTGGACACCCATTGGTTAATGCCTTTAAGGAAAAATATGCCGATTTGATTGATGCCTTGGCAGCCGCTAAAGACGTCTCCGACAATCCGGAAGTAAAGCGCCAGTTATCTATTGCCATTACCGAAGCTCAAACCTCCCAGATGTGGGCAGTCAAGGCCGTTACTTGGCAGTACTAATCCCAATCCGTACCCTTAACCCCCTAACTTCACTATATAAACTAAACAAGATGGACATAAAAGCCATTTCAAATAGAATTCACCAAAACGCAAAGGCTAAAGGGTTCTTTGAAGAAGGAGAGAATAAAAACATAGGGGAAATGCTGATGCTAATCGTAACGGAAGTTAGCGAAGCAATGGAGGCCGATAGAATCAACCGTTTCTATGATGCCAATACTAGGAGGCTAAAAGAAAGCACTGGTAGCAGGTGGGCTTTTGATATTATTGATTCTAATCCAGACGCGTGGAATAACTGGTTTACCGTCGAAGTTAAAAATTCTTTTGGCGATGAATTGGCCGATGTCGTTATCAGGGTTATGGATATGTGTGCCTTCAAAGGGATAGACTTGGAATGGCATATTATGCAGAAAATACGCTACAACGAAACCCGTTCATATAAGCACGGCGGAAAAAAATGTTAACCCTTTCAATCACTACCTAAAGAATAAACCATGGAAAGAGAAAAAGTAATTGAACTTCTTAAATCCGGTAAATTCACAATCGCGTATCATGACCAAGGATATTGTACTATCCACAAAGGAAAAATTTCCTATGAAGAAACAGGCGACGATCAAGTCAGGGATTGCGACAACACTTTCAATGGTTATATTCCAGAAATTGTACAATTATTAACCGAAGCCCTAAAGGGTTGGGTAGTCAGCGTATAAAAAAACATGAAAAAGAAACTAAGAATACTTCGTATCTGGTTACATGGTAAGTACTGGCTTGCACAGTATACCCACAGGAGGATAGTGATTGAAAAAATCGACGCTATTTTGCGAAATATAAATTTCGTATCCCCGGAATATATTGACCCGATAACTTTTGAAAATTATGCAAATCAATCTTTTTTAGCAATGTATAACGACCTCAACAAACCGTCTCAACCATGAAAGTAATAATTCTTATTACCCTGCTATTTAATTTTGGATATCCGGAACGGGTGGAGTATCGGAAACTAACTTGGGAAGATTTTAAAGGGAAGCCGGATGCAAAGGAGGTATCGGCTGGTTTTATAGCCAACGTTCAATGTCAATGGATTCTTACTGATTCTATAGAAAACGGGGAGTGTTACCCATATCTAGAATGTGGAATAGAGGAACACCGTTCATGGACAACAACTAATAACCCGTACGTATTGTCTCATGAACAATTGCACGTAACTATTTCAGCTCTCATTGGCAATCGATTAAAGGATGCATTAGTAAAGAAAAGAGGGATCCCGGAATCCATGAAAAACGAAATTTGGAAGTTATATGATGACTGGTGGAAGATAGAAAGATCAATACAAGATCAATATGATGCCGAAACGTCCCATGGCCGAAAAACCACCGAACAAGCCAGATGGGAAAAGTATATAAACGAACAACTAAAAAAGACCCTGTAGAAATACAGAGTCTTTAACCAAATAAATTCAGGGTGTACTAGCTTCCGTTGCTGTTCAACTGGGTGATTGTTGAGTCGGTGTAATACTTGGTGGAAGGTACATTTAATCCAGTGGGGAGCAGTTCGATAATAGAGTTGATAGTAACTCCATTTGAGGTGATTCCCAAGGGGGCTTGATAAAAAAAGCAGCCAGCGGATGGAAAGCTGTTCGTTCTACCGGGAGCCGCATTAGGGATGTCATAGGCATTGTACCTGTAAATAGATGCTACGATTCTTCCTGTTAGTGCCATTTTGTTTTAAATTTAAAGATTAATAATTAGGCTTATCCTTTGTTGGTATTGCCTTAATTCAGTCCAAATATAAGATAATTCCAATAATGGGAAATGTTCTAAAAATAAAGCACCAATTCAATAGCGGGGACCTGATCGCCTCATTGCCTGGGTTTCAGCACTTATATAGGACAAAGGGGATAAAGACTGAGATATACCAGCAGATTGGATTAAAGGCCGGATATTACCCTAATGCGACCCACCCAGTGCAGAATGAAGAAGGGGAAGCGATTAGTATGTCAAAGGGAATGTTCGACATGCTAAAGCCTCTTATTGAAGCCCAGGAATATGTTGAAGGGTTCTACGAATGGGAAGGGCAGCCTGTGGATTGGGATTTTATTAGAATAAGGGATGCGGCACTTATACCTATGCCGTATTCAGATATACACCATTGGCCTTTTTATATCTTCCCGGAATTAGCTTGCGACTTATCCGAATCTTGGATTTATGCGTATGACCCTCAAACGGAATCAAATTTTAGGGGGAATATCATAATAAATCGTACCGAAAGATACACAAACCCATATATCAGTTATTACTTTTTAGATAAATATAAAGAGCGAATCCTTTTTGCCGGGACGGAGCGGGAGCGAGTAAAATTTAATTCAGAATTCAAATTGGGTATACCAATGTTGGATATATCCGATTTTTTGGAATTGGCGAATGCGATATCTTGCTGTGAGTTATTTATAGGAAATCAAAGTTTTTGCTGGCATTTGGCTGACTCAATGAAAGTTACACGTATCTTGGAGGTATGTAAAGAGTTTCCGAATACATTACCAACCGGGATAGACGGGTATGCTTTTGTATACCAAGAAGCCCTTGAATTTTACGTAAACCAAATAATGAAATGAGAAAGGAATTAGATAGAGTAACGTTAATGATTTGTGATACGAAAAACTACGGTCAGGCTCTTTATAGTTTACGAAAATCTTTGGACCAAATAAAGCCCGCAAGGACTATATTCTTTACTGATATTGACATTCCAAATGCAGGGGATGAAATAGAGGTGATAAAAATAAAAAGAATAACATCCAAAGAGGAATATAGCCATTGGGTTTTAAAAGAGTTATTTAAGTACATTTGGACTGAATTTGTACTAGTAACTCAGTGGGACGGTTACGTTTTATGCGGGGATTCGTGGAATGATGAATTTTATAATTATGATTATTTTGGGTCCCCTTGGGTTTACGAACACGATAGAAATGTGGGTAATGGAGGGTTTAGTCTTAGGAGTTATGCCTTATTATTTGCAACAGCAACTGACCCGATTATTCAAATAACGCACCCCGAAGATCAGTCAATTGGCATTCTCTACAGAAGGCATTTAGAAGAAAAGTATAGAATTTTATTCCCAACAGAGGATTTGGCCGATACTTTTTCTTTTGAATTAAAAGCTCCAACCTGTAAAACATTTGGATTTCATGGTCATTTTCACGAGGCGTTTAAAGAAGTGGTAATGATCACCCGGCAGGGGGCGCTTGGGGATATAGTGGCGCTGGAACCAGTACTTGAACATTTTCACAATAAAGGATACAGGGTTGTTTTAAATACACTACCGCAGTTCTTTAACCTGTTTGTGCAACATCATTTTAAGGTGTATCATCCACAGGAATTAGACCAAAGAATACCAATCAGGGAAATTAATCTCGACATGGCCTATGAAGTCACACCCGTCAGATTACACCTTTCAAGCTACTATGAAATGGCCGGGATAACAGATGGTGAAATAAGGAATCCAAGGCTAATACTTAACTTTAATCCAAGGCTACCAGAGAATAAATTATTCCCAAAATATGCGGTCCTTCATATAGACAAACGAGCGCAACCCGGGAGGAATATATATGGGATAGATTGGTCAAGGATTTCGGATCACTTGAATGCATTAGGATATACTGTAGTATTGATCGGGAAAGGAGAACATGATAAGGTTAAAGGGACTATCGAAATGAATGCGCCCACTGAATTGATGCTTATGTGGCTCCTTGGAGGAAGCGACTTGTTCATAGGTATTGATTCCGGTCCTGCTAATATTGCAGTATCAATGGGCACAAAGGCCGTTATCTTGTTCGGTTCGGTAAACCCAGAATATATCTATCCTGATTTGTCTAACATTGAAGTTGTTCAACATAAAGATGTATGCCGGTCTCCCAAGTGTTGGCATAGCGTTATTTCGGTAGAAGGGGTCGAATGTATCGAAGATAAGGATGCCCCACCCTGCACTCAGTTTTCAGTATTTCAAGTATACGCAGCAATTAATAAAATTTTATGCAAATAGTATTACCAGGAATAACAGGTAGCGGAGAGCTTTGGTTGGATATAATGAAGATCATTTGCGGAACAGAACATGACCATCCATTTAGTTCAATGTGCGATTTGATGTGTCACAAGGCCCCATACACTCCAAGGCTTGGATTTGCATATAGAACGTATGTAGATATACAGGACAGGGAACTTGAATACGAATGGCAGAGACCATATTTCAAAAACATGGACGTATTTGATTTTCTTAGAAATTCATGCAACATAAAATACGATGTTATGATTTGCTCAGACGGGATCGAACATCTATATTTCGACAAAGGGACAGAACTATTATCTCTAATGGAAGAACATTCCAATAAGCAGATTATATTTACTCCATTAGGGCCATATATGCTTTCGGAAGATGATAACCCAGATAGTCATAGAAGCGGATGGTTCCCAGAAATGCTCCCCGGTTATTTATCCATCGTATTGCCTGACTTTCATCCTACCCTAGAAGTCGGGGCATTTTTCGCAGTAAACTGTTCCTACCAAGAAAAACAAAGAATTATTTACCAAATAAACAACAAGTATGTCGAAAATAGAATTAATTAAGGGTTGCATAGAAAATGCAGAAAAAAGAAGAAGCGGCTTGTCGCCAGAGGCTATTAATGTCCCAATGTTGGGGAGCCTACAAATTAGGCATCTATTGAATAACTTAGGGGCAATAAGTTCAAGTTTTCTGGATGTGGGAAGTCATGTCGGCGGATCATACTGTTCCGCCGTATTCGGGAATGCTAATTTATCTCATGCCTATGCCGTTGATAGTTGGGCGTCTGACGCAACGGAAGGGCACAAACACGCAAAAGATTTTATTGCAAACTCTATTGCCTTCACTCCATATGGTGTTGATTTCAGAATAATCAATTCGGACTGCTTTGAGGTTGACTTAACGGGAATAAAGAAAGATATTGACTTTTATAGTTACGACGCGGGGCATAGTAGAGAACAACAGAAACAAGCCATTATCTATTATAAGCCGATCTTGGCGAATGAGTTTATATATGTATGCGATGACTGGACATTCGAAGGGGTAAAAGAAGGAACTATGGAAGGAATAGAGGAAGGTGGTTATGAAATACTATTCCAGCAGGAACTTCTAAACGACAATGGGGAACTTTATCAGAATGAGCAGTGGTGGGACGGCTACGCTGTTTTCCTCTTAAAAAAGAAACCATGAGTAAAACACTAGGAGGTTTCATTTTCGTTACATCCGGTAATACGTATGACTATTCATTTAAGGAATCGATAGGTAGCTTATGTGAGGTATGCGATAAAGTAAATGTATTATGCCTAGATTTGGAACAGGATGGAACCCATCATGATATCTGTAAATTAATGGATGTTTACCCTAATATGGAATTATACGATATAGATTATAAACTGTGGGAGGATACCAAAGGGAAGACAAAACTAGCTCATTTTCAAAACATAGCTGCGATGGCATTGAATACTGACTATCAAATTTTGGTTCAAGCTGACGAAGCCATTCATCCAGATAGCTATTCGTCGATAAGGCAGGCAATGGAAACGGGAGCAGAAGGTTTTCTATGTGAGCGTGTGAATCTATGGGGGACTCCAAACCATATGTTAACCGTCCCTTTAGATAGACAACCGTGTAGTTTGTCTGTAGTGAGACTAACAAAGCGTGGATATTGGTGTTACGATGATGGGGAAAACATCGGGGTGCCGCACCCGTCTACGGCTTATTATGACAAGATAAAAATCATACACTACGGTTTTGTAAGGAAGAAAGAAGTGATGAAGGCTAAGATAATAAACATGCAGGAGGGGGTGTTCGCCATGTCAAGTCACGACCAAAAGCTAGATCAATGTGATGTATTTGATAGTACACTATGGTTCGATGGATACGATCTCACGCCTATAAATTTCACCCATCCCCCCATTATGAACAAGTGGGTAATGGATAGAATGTATTAAATTCATTAACTTTAAGATATGAACATAGATGTGTCAAAAGAAGATATAATATCTTTAATTAAAGGCAGTAATAAGGGCGGTTATACCGAATTCTCAGACTTAATAAGAGAAGGCCTTGGAGATATAGTTGGTGCGCCAAATGAAAGATGGCAATGGAATGATACTGCATTAAGAGTGAGAACAGAACAACAATTATATGATCTTTATAAAAGAATTCAATCATGGGATTAAAGCACACACATGGTAGAGTAGTAGTAAAGGTATGGATGGAGGAAAAGAACTTCCATACATTCGAAGGAGGACAAGTCATTAGACTTGAAAGGCGTTACGATAATTTCCAAAGGAATTATACAGAGGCCTCACAGGGCGAAGTAATGAGTTCCGAAAACATCCCAGAAGGCGCAACTATACTTTTCCATCATAATGCCCTGACGGATGAAAACCGGATATTCAATTACAAATCATTATCAGGATCGGATATAGCCTCAGACATTCGATACTTTTCTTTCCCGGAACTTCAAGCCTACATATGGAAGATGCCAGACGGCGATTGGCAGCCCATTAAAGGCTTCGCTACCGGCCTGCGCGTATTCGATCCTTACAAAGGATTTATCCAAGGAATCCCCCCAAAGAAGCTAAACAACATACTATACATAACTTCCGGAGAATACAAAGGACAGTGTGTAATGACTTTGAAGGCATCCGACTATGAGGTGATATTCCAAGACAACGGACGCGAAAGGAGAATCATAAGACTTCGCCACTTCGAAAACGAACCAGAACATGAGCGTGAAGAAATAATCCTCGTCCACCACAATTTCACAAAAAAAGTAAACAAAGGGGAGCTTTTAATAGGCCTGACACCTTCCGACGCAAAACCACTTCAACATGACTATAAAGGAATTAAAGAAGCTAATTAAGTATCTCCCCGGCCATATGGAAGTATTCATACCTTACGGAGAAGACCTGATTGGGGCCTGCGCAGCTAACTCAGAAGTAGTTGAAATCGAAACAGAAGACGACATAAAAGATGTACTCATCCTAGTTCCATGCTGCTGCCATGAAGAATTCGAACCCGAAACAAATCCTGAACTAAATTAAAAAAAAGATGCAAACAAAGGTTTGTAATGTATGTCAAAAAGACTTGCCAGTAAGTAATTTTTATTTCAGAAAGGAAAGGAACGAGTATAGGGGTAATTGTAAGAAATGCAAACCATTAAAAAGCAAATCTCAGATTTCGCTAGAAATAGCATCCAGAACAGAAAAGGTTTGTAAGATATGTGGGATAAGTAAGCCGTTATCGGAATACAATACGGCCGGGAAAGGACGTTGGACGCAACCATATTGCAAACCTTGCGATACTATAAGAAAAAGGGTGCATACGCAGAATAACATTGAGTATGTAGTTAAAAAAAGGAAAGAATATTATAGGAACAATGCAGAATCTATTTGCAAAAAGACAAAAGAAAATTGGAATTCAAAAAAAGAATATTTTAAAGAGAAAAGTAAAGAATATAGAGATAAAAATAAACACAAGAAGAGGGAAACCGACAGACAGTATAGACTTAAAAAAGGAGATCAAATTTATGAGAGAAGAAAGGCTGTAGTCTCTAAAGATGCAGCCTTTCACAAGGCTAGGCAAAAAGCATATAGGGATAAAAGGACGCCAGAGCAACGGGAAAAGCTAAAGAGACAGCAAAAGGAATACAGGTTAAAGAATAAGGATAAGATAAGGGAAACTAGAAAACGATCTATTGAACGTACACGGGAAAGAAACAGGATTTATAATAATAAAAAATCAGCCACCGATATAGAATTCCGGATACTTAAAAACCTTAGGAGTAGGACTAGATTTGCACTAAAAAAATGGAATACTATAAAATCGGATACAACTGAGAATTTGCTTGGATGTTCAATCCCATTCTTCAAGGAATATTTCACTTCTTTATTTTCTGAAGGCATGACGTGGGATTTGTTTATGTCAGGTGACATACATATTGATCATATTAAGCCATGCTCTAAATTTGATCTTAGATTAGAAGAAGACCAAAGAGCTTGTTTCCATTATACCAATCTTCAACCCTTGTGGCAGTTGGATAATCTTAAAAAGGGTGTATCTTTCGATGAATCTATAAAAAAACAAATATGTCAGAGTCATTAGAAGACATAAAAAAAGAGCTGGATCAAGAAAGGCGAAAAGTGAAAATTCTTGAAGAGAAGGTGACAGCATTCGAAATGCCAGGGAATGCTAAACTATATTATTCGTTAAATCGCAACATGAATGACCTAGCAGACATGCTTAATGCCAGAAGTTTAAAAACGGTAAACATCGATGATGCTTCAGATAAAACAATGGAAAGAATGAAAATAATTTGGTCGGCAATAAAATCGTTATCGGAAACTGTAGCTACATTGGGGCAGTCAGCTGGCGTTACTGGCGATGAAGAAAAAGACATGAAGAAAAAAACATCATTCTTGGATAAATTTGCTGGGTAATGGGAGAGATTATTGAAGTCTATCATACAAAAATAGAATTGCCTGATGAGCCGCCTGAATCAGAAGTAGAAGATTGGGGAATGCCTAAGGAGGAACAATATTGGAGACGCAAGCCGCTCCCAGCAATTTTCAGATCTATAGTAAGGGATGAGGACGGGAACATACAGTTATCAACCGATCAGGAAGAGTTTGCCATTAAAGAATTCAATAGGATTAAAAACGGATTTTGGTTCTACGTCAATGGCAAAAAAACTTTTATCACAGGCCGTAACTACTACTATCTACAATACTGGACTTTAGAAAATAAAAAAGCTCCTGAATACAGGGATACCAGCAGGCGCTACTTTCTATACTTAGATTACTGGTATAATGTTTACTGGTGTAGGGGTGTCATACGGGGTAAATCCCGACGTAGCGGCGCGTCATCGGAGTCTTCTTCGAATGTAGTTAACCACGTCACGACAAACAAAAATGCCAGAGGAGCGCACGTATCAAAAACAAGTGCGGATGCCAGAAAGATGTTTATATACCGAATGCAGTTCGGGTTCAGGCATCTTCCCTTTTTCTTACAACCCACTATCGCAAATGATAAAGATTCAAGAAGTGAACTTGTATTCAATGTTCCTTTGGCAAAAACAAAGAAAACAAAAAAGGCGCAACTTATTGATGAGGTAGAGGGGCTAAATTCCATATTAGACTACCAACCAACCGCTACAAATTCATACGATTCTGAGAGGGTTACGTGGGGGTTTATCGATGAAGGTGGAAAATTCCCTGCGGATGTCCCTTTCGATCAGTTCATATCTATTTTCCTTGAAACATTTGTTGAGGGTGCCGAGCGTGTAGGTTTTGGAGAGTTTCCGAGTACTGTAAATGAGCTTACCAAAAAGGGTGGTGCGGCCTTTAAGATAGTGTGGGATGACGCAACATGGAAAAACGAAGAAACAGGCAACGACGAAGATGCTGATATATTAGATATATCAGAAGAAGCTACAGCCAATGGTTTAGTGAGATACTATTGCCCAGGGTATGATGGGCTTGCCGGGTTTATCGGTAAATACGGAGAATCCATAATTGATCCGCCAAACGAAGAGCAATCAAAATATTTAATAGCCAAATACGGGGAGAAGAAATATAATGGCCAATTAAAATTAGGGGCAAAGGCATACCTAGAAAACAGGAGAAAAAAATTAAAAGGAGCGGCCTTAGAAGAAGAGATAAGAAAATACTCTTTTAATGAACAAGAAATGTTCATGTCCGCTAATACCGAGTGTATTTTCAATATGTACAATATTGTGACCCGGGAAGAGTCTTTAAAGAAGAATAAGATTTTTAAAAGAAGTATAGTATTCTTTAGGGATATGGAGCAAAAAGTAAAATGGAGAGATGTCACCGATAACGAGCGCGCCTTCCATTGGAAAATAACATGGTTTCCTCCTGAAAGTGAGAATAATAAGTATGTGAATGATGGAAGAATAAGGAGGCCCGGCAGAACAGAGGATGGAGCGATTACCGTAGATAGCTATAGCAATTCACAGGGTGGTCGTAAATATGGATCAAAGGCTTCTGCTTGGATAGGCAGAAGGTTTGATATAAACGATCCGCATAACACAGGGAAGGCGATAGGGCATCTTTACGGGAGGCCAGCAGTGAAAGATATGCTTCATGAGCAGGTAATGCTTGCTGCCGAATTCATGGGGTATGAGGCTTTTTACGAGCATACGGCGGATGATTACGAAGGATATTTTCGAGAAAGAGGTAAGATAGGCTATCTGGGAAGGTATCCCTTAAGTTTAATCGATCCGAACAAAAGAGAAAAAGCAGAAAGGCACAGAGGGACGCCTATAACGCCATTTAGCTTAACTAGACAATTAGATAACGGGATTGCATATTTCGAGTATCATTGTGATTTGATTGACTTCGAAGAAATATTAACGACTGCCAAGGTATTTGACCCCTACGACAGAACCGCCTATGACTGTATTGTTTCATTCCTGATGCTCATTTCTGTCCTGATGGAAGTCAAGGTATTGCCGCCGCGTAGAAAGGAGCCGCTAGTTAAGGTTTATGAGGAATAAATCCGGTTGCGTGGAACGTATGTTTTCTAATTATATCATTGTTCGTTTTTTGTATTTTTGCAGACTCTATCCATTGTAATTCATTTAGTTGAATCTAATGAATTTACAAGGAGGCTATGAGATTTAAAAAGCGTTCCACACTTAAAAAGTCATCAAATGAACAAGGTAGAAACCGAGTATCAAAAGAAACTTAAAGTCAAAAAAGCGCAGCAATCCGCCTTCAGGAGATTTCTTCGGGGGAAGGCTACACCCATAAAAATCAGGGAGTGGATAGGATTGAACTGGCAGGAGACGAAAGTATTAATGGAAAGTCGGATGCTGGATACCATGAGTTGGCAGAACTATGGTACTCATTGGGTTGTGGATCATGTAGTCCCGTTTTGGCTTTTCGATATCCAGGATGAGGCTGAAATGAAACTCCTTTGGCATCCGGAGAACCTCTTGCCCCTTATATGGAAAGATAATAATCACAAACAAGGGGATTTAAGGTTCGCTCTCTTACTGCTGACGCGCAAAAAAGGCTATTCCGTTGTAATCGAAAAATTGATAGATCGACTAGAAAAAGAGATAAAAGTTCAAGAGAAATATCTTAACTGCATTTAGCATAATGGGTTACGGATTGCTCTTATTGAATAAAAAAATCTTTGTCTGTTTGGCATAATCATTATATTTGGGAAACAATTTCCCATTAATGGCCGAATTTTCCCAAATTGACACGACTTCCGGGAGTGGGCAAGTGCTTAAATCGTTCCAATTAACAACGGATACGAAAAGTAAATCCGACCCTAGATTTGGGAAACAAATGGCGCAGTACTTTGAAAGTCAAATGGGTGGGAATACCGGGTACTTTTTTCTCAGAAACGTACGGTATAAGAAGAACAGGGATATGGCCAATGGGCGGGTCAATATTCGGGCCAAATTCGGCGACTTGCTGGATTTTAATGGCAAGACAAATTTTGTCAATCTCCTTTGGAAGGCTCCCCTGATAGTTAATACAATCATTACCAAGTTAGTAGGGGCATGGATGGGGCGAAATGAAAAGATAGTCGTCAAGGCTATTGACCCCCTTTCGGTGAAAGATAAGCAGGACAACTACGAACAAGCGGAGTTTGTCATGAATCACCAAGCCCAGCTACAACAACTCCAAGAGCAAACGGGCGTTCCTATGATCCCCCCAGATCAATTCGTGCCAGAAGATAAAGAGGACCTGGAAACCTGGTTTACGCAGTCTCTTCGGCTGCCAGAAGAAATACTTTACGAAGAAGGAACGAACGATATTTTCGAGACAAATGGTTGGTTTGGAGTTCTGAAAGAAAAACTCTTACACGACAGCGCCGAAACGGGATTCGTGGGGACTTACACTTGGATGGACGAACAAGGAGTGATTCACGTAGACTGGGTGAAGCCAGAAAATGCGCTTTATACCTTCTCCGAATACCCGGACTTCCGGGATACGACCATGCGTGGGCAGGTACGGGCTATGAAAATAAGTACCCTTCGCCGGAAGTACGGGAAAGAATTCGGCGGTAAACTGACCGAAGAACAGATTTGGAAGATCGCCCAACAGACCAAGGACTACCAGTTGATGGATAAAATCACTTGGCTGAACGAATGGAGCGCCTGTATCATGAGGCCCTATGACGAATGGAACTTTGATGTAATGGACTTTGAGGTTAGGAGCCTGGATTCCGATCCTTATACGATCATTACGACCAAAAAGAACAAGAGTACTTTGGTTCGCAAAGGGCAGACAGCCAAACCAGCAGATAACGAAGAATACGTAGAGGACAAAAACTGGAATATCTACCGGGGGGTCTATGCAAGGTCTGCCCAAGTGATGCTGGAATGGGGCCTTAAAACCAATATGATCCGTCCTCAGGACCCGAAAGAAATTGGCAATGCGGAATTTTCCTACAGCTTTTACATGTACCAGAACAACGATATGCGCAATATCGCCATTCCGGAAAAAGTAGAAGAGCCAGTAGATCAAATGACCATCGCCCGGTTGAAGATACAACAGCTTGTCGCTAAGATGGCCCCGGCTGGTTATGCCATTGACGTAGACGCCTTGCAGGAATTGGATTTAGGGTTGGCCAGCATGACGAAGCCTATCGAACAACAGAAAATCCATGAGCAAACGGGTAGGCTGTATTACCGGGGGCGAGATGCCGAAGGCAATCCAATCCACGCACCAATCACAGAATTAGCTAATGCCGGTTTCCTGGCTCAAATGCAGGGGCTTATAACGCTTTACAATTACCATTTTCAAGTCCTTAAAGATGAACTAGGGGAAGACCCCAATATCGGATCGCAGGCTCTTAAACCACGCGTAACCTCTGATAACGTAGAACAATCACTTGCACAGAGCGATAATGCCACAAATTATTGTTATAATGCATACTTATATGTTATGGAAGACACCAGCCGTAAGGTTGCATGTCTTCTCAAAAACAGCGTAACTTACGGGGCAAGCGTGTACCGGCATATTATAGGGGAAGAAGATGTGAAGGGGCGCATATTCAGTACGGCCGCCCGGATGCTACCGACAGAGGCGCAAATCCAACGTTTGGACGCAATGATGAATCAGGCTATTGCATCTAACCCACAACTCATTTTATATCTTGACCCTTTCAAAATACTCAGAGTAGCACAGGAAGATTTCAAACTAGGAGAGGTATTATTTCGCCAATCTCAGAAAAGAGCTATCAAAGGAGCGCAAGAGCAGGCCGCACAAAATGCCCAAGAAAACGCCAAGCAACAGGTGGCATCCGCGCAGGCAAAGAGCCAAGGGGATATGGAATTACAGAAAACAACGAATCTAAATGCAAGGCAATTATCGGAACAGCAATTTGTGCAGGAGCTTCTTACTCAGGCATTTATATTAGGGAAGCCATTGCCGCCAGAACAGCAGGCCCTTGTAAATCAGTTCTATAAAATAACTGATAACGATTTGAAATCCGAAATCCAATTACAAGAGATGGCAATGCAACAGGCGGCACTAGCTCAACATCAACAACAGATGGAGCAGGAACAACAGGAGGGCGGCCAGCCGGAAGGACAGGAAGCTCCACAAGAAGAACAACAAGAATCTCAACCTCAAATGCAATAAACTATGGCAACAACGATTAACCAAATAAGTAGCCCGGCACAAAGAGGGCAATCGGTCCAAGTCTATCTGAATAGTGCGGAGACATTGGCGAAATTGAGTGCCGTTACGGTGGGGCAAAAAGCCGTCATTACTTCATCCTCTAAAGTGGGGTATGTCTGTTCTGTTGATTACAGGGGGAATAGCTATGAAGTAACGCCGGTTACGCCTGATGCCCGCTTTGACAGCACTACGACCCCTGGAATTTTGAACGCCACAGAGATAATCACATTAACTTGATAAATTAATTATATGGGACTAGGAATTACGATTGACGCGACCGCCCAATTTAACGCTACCGGAATCTACAATATAGATATGACCGGCTACGAAACGGCGGTTGTCCAGTTAGTCGGCCCGGCAGCAGCCGTGACCTTTAATAGCAGCAATGACGGAGGGGCTATTACTGGCTCTGTGGGTGAATCCCCGTTGGCAGCCGCCAACTTCACAGCAGTGCAGGCAATCAATCTTAATACTGGGGTTGGGGCGACTACAGGGGCCGTATCCGGGTTGTGGCGAGTCCAATACATTGGCCGATATCTTCAGTTGTCCGGAACGACCGCGACCAAGATTTTAGTATTTCTCAGCAAAATCAGTTAACAATATATGGAACAAAACGAGCCAACTATTCCCACAAACGGCATCGATAATTTCGATGGTGTGGAATTAGTAGAGGGAGCAGTCCCCGAACAAAAGGCGGCAGCGCCTGTAGCCGAACCGGAAGAAAAAACTTTCGACGAAGAAACCTATGTCAAAGGGCTAGGATTCGAATCCGTAGAATCTGCAAAGGCAGCCAATACGGAATTAGTCGAGCTAAGGAAGTTAAAAGAAGCGGCCCAGACCCCGGCGGAAATAAAATTCGCCAACGAGGCAAGCCAGAAGTTCTTTGACTACCTGAAAGAAGGAAAGGAAGAAGACGTATACAACTACCTCTCCGAAAAGACCAAGATCACCAAGCTGAGTTCTGCCGACGTAAGCAAGTTGGATCAGGCCGCCGAAGTCATTAAGTTGAACATGGCCTTGAAGAACAAAGACCTTACGCCGGATGAAGTGGCATTCCAATTTTCGGAAGACTTCTCAATCCCGGAAAAGCCAGAACAAGACGAAGATGAAACCGAAGAGGCTTTTGAAAAGCGCGAAAATCGCTGGAAGAAAGAAGTCGAACGTGTGGAAAAGAGAATGATCATCGCGGCCAAGCAAGCAAAGCCAGAACTGGCTAAATACCAAAGCGAATTAGTACTCCCAGATATTCAAAAAGTTGATCCTAAAGCACAGGCAGCCACCCAAAAGGAATTGGACGACGCCGAAGCTGACAAAGCTCAATATTTAGCGAAATTAGGCAGTGAGTTTAAAAACTTCAACGGTTATAACGCAACCTTCAAAGACACGGAAGTCGAGATGGCCATCGGTTATAACGTAGGTGAGGATGAAAAAACTGCTCTGAAAACGCAACTCGAATCTTTTGCACAAACAGGCTACAGTGGATTCTTTGGAGAATTGTGGTTTGACAAAGACGGAGTTCCAGACATTAAACGCATTGTGGAAGACGTTTATCTCTTGAAGAATAAAGAGAAAGTTTTCCAGAAAATGGTTAATGAAGCCGCCTCAAAGCGGATGGACCTCTACCTGAAATCAAAAAGCAATATCCAGATCAACGAACCGACCAAAACATTCCAGCCGGAAGCCGTAGACGCAAAAGAAAAAGAGTTAGCCTATCTGATGGAAGCCTAGTTTGTTTTATTTTTTTGATAACTACAAAACATAAACAAAATGGCAGGTATTCCTACATCAAATATATTGCAGCCGGGCAATATTAGTATCACCGGTGGCGTCACAAGGGCGCTCATTTCTCAATTACAGATTCTTAAACCCGCACTGTATCCTAAGTATACAGAAAAGTACGGTAACGAGGATTTTACATGGTGGTTAATGACATACGCAGGTATGGAAAAAGCCATCAACCAGACCTACACATGGGCCGAAAATCGCGGCAAACTCATGGAAGGTGTAACCAACAACGGTACCGTAGCCGCCGCCGCTGGCGCAACCGTTACGCTTACCTTAGCTCTTGGCGATCACTTCAACTCAGGAACACAGAGTCCTTTGCGTGTCGGTGAAACCCTTCGCGTAGCTTCGTCCGATATCGAAGGCGTAATCCTTACGATTGACACGACCACACCAAATGCGTTTACTTTCACAGTTCGCCCCAAGAAATCAACCCAGGGCTTTACGTCCGCAGGTTCTACTAGCCTTCTAGCCGGTGAAATTCTGAAATTTGCTGGCGACGTTGATGCCGGTGAAGCCTCTAACTCCATTGAGCCGCTTATCCACTTGGATCAATTGTACAGCAATAGCATTACAGAAATGCGCGAAAGCTGGTCCGCAACCGATCTTGCAGAAATGGCCGAAGTGTTTTATGATTCCGGTGTATCTGGGACAGAACCTTCCGGTGGTCAGCAGGCTGGTTACAGCTACTTCACGTACAAGGGTCTCGTTAAGTCGAATACCCGTTACAAGAACAACGTGGAATTCAAACTGATGTTTGGCGATACGCAGAACAATACCGGCCTTACCAATTCGATTGGATCTCAGGGCGTGTTCCCGAAAATTCGTCAGGACGGCGAAACGGTTGGTATCGGCGCGACCATCGATATCCAGAAATTGCACGAAATTACCCGCGTCATGGACGTGAACGGTTGTGCAAAACAAGCCATGTGGTTGCAGGATATCTTCCTTCGCCAAGGGTTCTCCGATGGCATCTTCAAAGAATTCCCTGCTGGTGCATGGGTGTGGGGGAAGAACGAAAACTCCGAAGAGGCGGCTATCGCTTACGGCGTACAGAGCATGAAGATTGACGAATATATGTTCATGGCCAAAAAGTACCCTCAGTTTAACACGGAGTATACTACTGGCAAGACGCCAACCAATGACTTCCATCGGAATTCCGGATATATCCTTCCAATGGGCAATAGCGTTCCTGATGCCAAGGATGCAAGCAAGACGTACAAAAACGTAACCGTTATGTACCAAGATCCTCCTGCTGGTGGAACAGTCGGTAACGGTATCCGCGTATGGCAGCATGGTGGTGGTTCCAGGAACCCGACCAATGGCCAGATGAAGGATAACGTTGAACAAATTTGCTACCGCGGGACAAGGATTTGTGGCGCAAACCAGTTCATCTTTACTCCAGGTCAATAATTTTCAAAATCAGGGGTGGATTAAGCCCATCCCTGATTATTTATAATACCTCTGGCAGCAGAGGGGCCGCATGGCCTTAAATAAAAAAATAATCATGGCAAAGTTATCACACGTAAAATTAGCTCAGGAAGAGCTTGATGCATCAATTGCAAGAGAAGAGGCTATTTCAGAGATGGCAATCGCAGAAACGCCAGTAGCAGAACAGAAGTTTGTGATATTCAAACTGGTAGACACAAAAAAGAGGGGGCGCGTTTATGTGCATCATATTGATGATACCATAAACCCGGAAACCGGTAAAATAGAAAGGATGAGACTTCTCGCCGGAATCGATTCTATCTGGTTGAAAGATCAAAAAGACGTGACTAAAGAGTACGCCGAGAACAACCGCCCTTTGAATCTGGTTTTCGAGAACAGGCATTTGAGAATTCCATTATGGGATACCAATACGCTTAAATTTCTTCGAATGAGAAGGGATTGCGTAGACAACCCTAAGCGAGTTCCCGGAGGCAAAACGGAGTACTTTGAATGGAATCCAGCCAAACAGGAAGAAGAAGCCCTGGCCAAAGAAATGCTGGAAATTGAGGTTATGAGGATTGCTATGGAAATGCCATTTGCGAAAGTTAAAAAACATGCGCAGTTCCTTGGCGTAGCGTTCAATGATGAATTCGGTGAACCAAAGACAGAACAAGGTATCCGAACCCAGTACGTAATCAAAGCCAAAAGGGACCCGAAGCGATTTAAGGAGTCACTAGAGTCCAAAGAAGTGGAGGTGTCTTGGATGGTGAAGAGGGCTATAATCGACTCTAAAATTGATTTGGGGAGACAACCGGGATCGGCCCATTTTTCAGCAGGCGGGTTTATATGCAAAGTCCCTTCGGCAAGAAAAGATAAAGCAGCCGAATACCTAATTGAGTTAGCTTTGACTAATTCAGAAGAAGGAAGAACATTTTTGAAACAATTAACTGATCACACAACCTAAAAAATGACGGCAGATTTCGGGTATACATTAGTTAAAAAGGTGCTTGCTAAGAGTCAGCAAGGATATGCCAGCCCGGCAGATTACAATACTTTTATTAACATGTCTCAGTTTATGTATACCGATTATCTTTTAGGTGAGTTTGAACAATATCAATATCAAAGGCCAGTACCAAAAGTTCAGTTCGGGATGAATCAGCAAGTCAGGCAATCTTTAACGCCTCTTATTGGTCCGTTTATCACCCTGACTGTAGATGGTACTGGCTTTTCTTCTTACCCCAATGATTTCCAGCAAGTAGATGCTATGATGACGACAGATGATAGAGCTATCCGGTACTGTCAACAGCATCAAAAGCAAGCATTCATCAAGTCAAAAATTGATCCCGTAGCTACAAATCCTATCTATCTGATAGAAGGGAATGATGACCCTAAATTAGACGGTGGATTCAGATTTTACCCAAATACTTTAGGGACCGCAAAGCTATCTTATGTAAAAACCCCTCCTGAAATAAAATGGGCTTATAATCCAGATGGGAATGGACGACCTATTTATGATCCAGCTAACAGCGTTGATCCGGTATGGTATGACATGGATATGATGGAAATTTTATCACGCACTTTAAAGATGTTTGGTGTTAGTTTGCAGGCTCCAATGGTATCTCAATACGCTAACGAAATTAAAGCCGTAGGACAATGACAAGAGGCGTATTCATAGAGATGGTAGTAAGAAATGTTTATGGGGAGCAACCCCCGAATGACAGGACTATTACCGACAATCTGGTTAACACATGGCTTGAACCAGGGATTGGGTTGGCAGCTAAACAAGCCTATAAGGATTCAATTGCCTTCGATGGCGTTTCCTATGTCAACAATTCGTTCTACACGACCTTTAAAGGTTTGCCCATTGTTCAAGAGGAAGATTTCGTTTTTAAGATAGAACTACCTCAAATCCCACTTGGCATAGGGAAGAATGAGGGATTAAATATTCTCAGGTTCGCGGATGTCAATGGTAAGTTGTCGGACCCGGCTATCCCATTAAGCGAAAATCAAGTTGGGTTTGCCAGACGAATGAGGCCGATACCAAATAAGCAATTATGTTGGCCAGAAGGGAAGTTTGTATACGTCCTTAGTACTTTACAATTATTCGATTATACCGGGAGGGCTACTATGATTTCAGGCGGCGATCCGACAGACTTCGACAGTGAATTAAATGTCCCGGCAGACTATCTTCCGGTCGCATTGGACTACTGCACCCGGAACTTGCTGAAGGAACGAATGACACCCAAAGATATAACCAACGATAAAAGAGACAACTAATGCAACCTTATTTTAACTCAACCGGGAAGTCAAATATCGATGCCTACGAAATAGGAGATGATTTTATAAAAGTTAGCTTCTCGAATGGGGTAACGTATACATACGATTATGATAGCACAGGAGAAGAAATGGTAGATGAGATGAAACGACTAGCTGAATCAGGGAGTGGATTAAATGGGTTTATTAATCAATATGCAAAAGAATCATATGCCGATACAGAGTAAAGTACAGCCAATTCTTGACAAGGTTCTTATTAAATTGTTCCCTTCCGAATGCGTATCCGAAGGAGGTATTGTAGTGCCGGAAAGTTTCGCCGAAGAAAACGATAAGGCTTGGGTAGTGGCAGTCGGGAATGGGACTGCAAAAAAGCCAATGCGCTTTACGCCCGGGCAAGTGGTTCACAGAGTACATAAGTGGGGGACCGAATTAGAGATAGACGGCGTTAAGCATTACCTTATGGAAGATACCGCCTTAATAGCACAAGAAAACTAAGACCATGACCCAGCAAAAGCAATCCTTTATAACCGTTGAAGAATGCGTAAATACGTATTTGGATAGGAGCGAACAAGGCATTAGTAAATTCTACAAGTGCTGGAATATTGCTTTTGACGGAATGACTCAAATGGGGCTGGATTTCTTCTTTCAGATTCGGTCTAAAAAGCTGCCCATCAATGCCAATAAAACCGTCAATCTCCCCGATGATTATTTGAACTATTGTAAAGTGGGGGTCTTCAATGAACAGGGAGAAGTGATCCCATTAAAGCACAACGATAAGCTAACAACTTTCGCCGATATGCTCCCTAATCGGGCAGCAAGAACAGAAGACAATCACCTATACGATTGGTATCAATTCAATTCCCCCATATTCTTTAATTATTGGAATGGGTACGGTATAACCAATCTATACGGTATGCCCAGCGGACAGCCATTCCTTGGAGACTTTAAGATCGATCAGACTGCCGGAATCATTCTTTTGAGCGAATGGTTCTGTTATGACTATATCTGCCTGGAATACATCGCCAGCCCCAACGGTAAGACAGATGAATACTATCTACCGGTCCAATTCAAGGAAGCCCTGATTTGGTACATCGCTTGGTTGGACATCGCCCTACTCCCGAATAGCAGACGCGGCGGCTTGGGGGACAAAGAACAGCGCAAACGGAATTATTATAACGAACGGAGACTAGCTAACGCCAGATGGAGGCCCTTCTATTTGGACGAAGCATATCTGTGGAACCTTGAAAATCAAAGAATTACAGTCAAAGCGTAATGCCATTAATCAATAAAATATTCAGCGGGCGGCTAAACTTAGACGATCATCCCTACAGAATAGGGGAAGGTGATTATATCGACGCGCTCAACATCACAAGAGACAGTGAAGGATTGGCTAATGACAAGATCGTATCTAATATTGTCGGGAATCAATTGGTGCCTTATACGCTGCCTGCGGGAATCAATAAAGTTATTGGGGGCCGTCCAGATAAGTTAAGAAGCAGATACTATTATTTCGTTTGGAACAATAATGGGAATCATTCAATCCTTTACTATGACGCTAATGCTAACTCAGTTGTAAAGGTTTTGGAAAGTAAAACAGATAGTTCAGGAATTGATATTCTCAACTTCACGCCGTCAAAAAGAATATACAACATCAACATCATTCATCGGGACGAAGGTGATTTAGTGAACTTCATAGACTCCCTTGGGAGACCTTCTTATATAAATGTCGATAGGGTTTATACGCCATGGGTTAGGTCCTATTTGGATATCGCCAAAGCGCCTCCGTCAATGGTCGTAAAATGTACCTACGAAAATGATACGACAGTTACTGTAAACAACCTTCGAAATTCACTATTCCAATTCAAGTATAGGTTCGTTTACGATGACTTTCAGAAGTCTGTTTATAGCTCTGGGAGTGCAATACCATTACCATTTAACCCTTTTCTGGATACAAACGACTCCAACAAAAATATTAATTCTAGGATTTCGACATGCTTTTCAACAGGCGACTCGTCCGTGCAAAAGATTGAACTATGGGGGCGGCAGATAACGACGACTGGATCGGCCCCCAACGATACAACAGGAGAATATTTTTTAATTCAATCGTTAGACAAGACAGACCTATCGATCCCTGATAATTCCATCTATAAATTATGGTTCTATAATGACGGGTCATATACCTACGGGGATTTAAAAGAACAAGTCCTTTTATTCGATTGGGTGCCCTTGTCTGCAAATGCCCAAGAGTCTCCCAATGGGAACACGCTTATCTATGGGGGAATTACGGAAGGATACGATAAGGTTAATTTAAATATGACCTTGGGGACTAATCTAAATTACACCCCTCCGGTATCCACCTTCAACGGGTTGTTATTTTTTGCCTCTCAAAATGGGGTTGATAGCGATCCGACTACAAATACTATTGTTATTTACTTGACCGGGACAGGGACGAACGATGGTTCCGGGAATCCCATAACCCTTAATAACAGTAAGGCATTTTATATTGTGGATTGCGCCTTACAGAACGGGACCACCAAGAAATTTCAATATCAAAGCACGACAACTACAACCAATACGGTTGATATTCTCAATGGCCTTAAAGCTGCCGCGCTTGTTCAGGGTTTTTCCTTTGTCGGACAGACCACCAACACCCTAACGATATCGCAAACCAATATCGTTTTATATACCGCGCAAGTTGTAAAACTTCAAACAGATACGTTCGACAATACTAATGACGTTCATTTCTCCTATGCGCACCAATCCAAGGAAGAATTTGCCTTGCAATATTTTGATGAACATGGTGTAACAAACGGGGCCACGCTTCCGGTAAACGGGTTCATAGATACGCTCTCGGACGCAGAGGGAACTACTACCCCTCAAATTGCACTAAGTATATTCAGTCGTCCCCCGATTTGGGCTAAGTACTTTCACGTCCTTCGGTCTTTAAAACTGACATATGATAAGCATGAATTTTGGGTAAGTAATAGCACCTATTCGGGTGTAGATGGTAGCGATGGTAATAAGTACGCATTCATAGGGATAGACAACATGAATGATTACAACGCCAATATCCAAGGGTCTGCATCCGGGAATGTTCCGGCAGTTGGTTATAGCTTCACGCCAGGAGATCGGATTCGATTTTTAAAGAGCTATCCATTTGGAGTAAGTCCTACCGTTTTGCCCTTATATGATTATGAGATATTGGCGCTTAGAGCATCTATTCTTTCAGATGGGGAAACCAAGACGGGTTTATTCTTGCAGATAAAATATCCCACACCGGATATTAGCTCTTTCTTTGATTTTGGCGGGTTAAAGTTTCAGAACTATAAGATTCTAATCTATAACTACGTAAAACACGCCAGCAGCCCGGGGACGCAACAGTATTTTGAATTCGGACGGCAATATTCAATTGGTCAGTGGGGAACCGTGAACGCTTTTCATATTGGAGCCGAACAAACCCAGACGACAACCTTATCTCAACCTGCCATTATCAACCTGACAGAGGGTGATTTCTTTTACCGTTATAGAAGCGTTCCGACAAGTAATAAGTATTCGGTCAACACAGGTACATATGTCCAAGGAACAACATATAGCACTGTATGGGTAAACCCTGGCGGAGGGAGTATTCCCATCGTAGATAACGGAGTGTGGAATATCAAAGGGGGAATCAATAGGAATAGTAACCTTGGGCATACCGATCCTCCCCAATACGGCGATACAGATTGGACGGTTTATAATGAATCCGGTTCTCCTTTTAACGTTCGAGTTCAATTTACTATCCCGGTTACAGATAGCGTGGACCCGAATGGCCAATTCGCTATGTACATCAAAGTTCAGTTACCAGCAAGCGTTATTATATACAACATAATTTCTCTGAAAACCGGATTGCAGCCTGGAATACTTCATGAATATACTGTTGACTTTACCTTTGAGCTTCCCGCAGGAGCCAAGATGTGGTACATTACCTACTGTGTAAATATGTTCACCATTGGAGCCTTTACGGGGCATATTATCTCTATCGTAAACAACATTTCAATTCCCATCATTGAATCCACCTACAGCGATAAGTATGCTATCATAACTAACTCAAATAATCGGCCTTCGGTTTATGATGAAAACGCCAAACAGACATATTATCCAACCTTGGATAGGTTTTCATTGGCTTATCAAGAGGATACAAATATCAATAATACGAACCGGTTCTATCCTGAAAACGCAGATGAATACGACCGAGCCTTTGGAGATATTATGAGGTTCCACATCCGGGACCGAGCCTTGAATGTATACCAAAGGTTAAAGGTTGGCCGAGTTCCCATTTTGACGCAAATTGTAGAAGATGTTTCCGGCAACCCATTACAGGCCAATAGCTCCCAACTGATAAACAAGATAACATATTACCAAGGGGATTATGGTATTGGGGAAGTGCCGGAAAGTTTGGCTTGGAACAACTTTGCGGATTATTTCGTCGACGACTACCGAGGTGTTGTATGTAGATTGTCCTTCGACGGGGTTAAGCCCATAAGCATAGAGTTCTCCATGAATGCCTTCTTTGTAATGAATTTAAAAGCTTATAGGAGGGCCTTGAATAATGGGATAGTTCCAGTTGGGGAAACATACATGGGCGATCCTACAATATATGGAGCCTTCGACGCGTATACCAATAAGTACGTCATTGCCATGGAGGCTATCAGTCGATATTCCAGCCCAACCACGCTTATATTTCAACAGCCGTCCTATACGATATCTTTCGATGAAAACAAAAAGGCGTTCGAGAGTTTCTATTCTTACGCGCCAGAATGGATAGACACGTTGGGTACGTTACTTATGTCCTGGAAGGTCGGGGCGTTATGGACCCATAATTCAGACACGTTCTGCTCTTTTTATGGAACCCAATACGGAGCTTCCATAGAAGGGGTATTTAACGCTAATGCATTGGAAAAGAAAACCTTTTCGGCGCTCACCCAAGAAGCAAATATAGCGTGGGATTGCCCACAGATTGAAACGCAGTCCGATAGTTACGGTATTGTTAAGCAACAAAGCAACCTGTTGGCATCAGATTTTGAAAAGTTGGAATCAATGTTTCATGCCTCATTCTTTAATGATACATTAAGCGTGGGAGGTCTGATTGACGGGGATAAGCTAAAAGGGAACTATATTATTGTCAAATTTAGCCAACAAAGTGCGCCTAATTTGGTATTTTTAAACATGGTAAGCATTCTATATATTGACTCTCAACTAACTGCCAAATGACCTCTAAACCCATTACATATGACCAATTAAAGGCGGCGGTTAAGATATCCTTCACAGGAGATAAATCTATCCTATCCCTATACGACCCGAACGTAAAGGTTGAGACCATTGATGATGTCCAAAAAGACATTCTAAGAAAGCTATCTGAATTCGACCAATTGAGTTATATGGGCATTTTTGAGAAGGGTGTTTTGGTGGGGTACTACGTGAAAAGAGGCGGCCTATTAATTAGCTTTTCAATTTCCCCTTCTATGAGAACCAGGCATTTTCTGAGGCAATTCTTTACTCTGATCAGAAAGGAATTTCAAAGTTGCTTTGCCTGTTTTTTATGGAATACCAATAAGAGGGCCATTAAGTTTCTTCTGAAAATGGGAATGCAAGTTGAAGGACAAGATAACAATATAACCCGACTGATTTATGGATGATATTCAAGAAATAGGAATTAATGAAAAGATTGACGAACTGGAATTGTCAATGATGGCTTGCCCTCCTGTGAACTGCCCATTGATTCATAAGTTCGTCCCCGGCATGTACATTCGGGAAATTATCATGCCTGCCGGAACTTTAATTACATCCATGATCCACAAGACAAAGCACCCTTATTTTGTCATGCAGGGGAAGGTTTCCGTCTATAGTGAGAATTTCGGGGAGCAATTTATTGAAGCACCCTATTACGGGATTACGCTACCAGACACTCGAAGAGTCCTTTATATTCATGAAAACTGCGTATGGATAACTTGTCATAAAACAAATATTCAACCAAAGGATGAAACAGAAGAATCTATTTTGGAAGCAGTTGGATTGATAGAGGATGAAATCTTAGATAAGAGAGAAAATCCCCTTTTAGGAGGCCGGATAAAAAACAACGTCATATATAAAACGATAGAACAATGAGCTATGTAGCAGCAGGCGTCGCCGTAGCCGGGTTAACCCAGTCTGTAATTGGAGGGATTAAGGCAAGCAAAAAGCAAAAAGCCCTTGAAAAACTACAAACACCCGTATATACCCCCAATAAGGCTATAGGAGATTATTATACCCAAGCGCTGACACGGTATAATTCAAATCCCTACGATACCCAAGCGTATAGCATGGCTAAGAACAACGCTATGGCGGGGACGGCAGCGGGGTTAAATGCCTTGCAGGGGCGTAGAAGTTCCTTGGCTGGGGTCGGGAAGTTAGTGGCCATTCAGGATAACGCCTTGCAAAGGGCAGCAGTATCGGCAGAGGGACAGAGAAATCAGGAATTCAATGAACTAGGTCGAGCAACGGGAATGAAAGCCGCTGATGATGAAAAAGCGTTCCAATATAATAAAGTAATGCCGTATCAAAAGCAAGCTCAACTATTGGGAGGACAGGCAAGTGGGTATAATAAAATGTTAAGCGCTGGCATCCAAAATCTATTCGGAGGGGCTATGAACTATGCGAAACTTAAATCTCTTAAAACAGATGGCGGAACTGGTGGCGGGAGCCAATCAAATGCTGATCCATTCGGCGGCAGTGGAACTTTTTAAAGAAAAATAATGGCTAGAAACACAGGAATAGGATTGCCTTCAAATTTGTATTCAGGTGGTGCTGTAACGCTGGATGTAAGCCCCTATACTAATTTCGTAATTCAAACAAAACAACGTCAACAGGCACAGGATGACGCACTGTATAAATACTTTGGAGACCTTGGAAAGAATGTAACGCCCGTAGGAATGCATAGCAATGACATTCCTGAGTTAATGCAGAAGAAGAATGAATGGCAGGCGTTTAGCATGCAGAATAAAAAAGCCATTGCTAGGCCTTCTTTAGACAAAGGGGCAGCCTATCAAAAATCGATGGCCATGTACAACGATATGTTAGCCCATGCCGCTGAATCCAGAGAAAAAGTAAAATCTATTGCCGGAATTGGAAGCATATACAAGGACCCTGCCAAGAAGTCGTTACTAACCGAAAAGACGTTGGCTGACATACAACGTGGAGAATTGCCGGTTAGCGATCCTAATTACCAAAGAATAGATCCGACCGCTTTAAATTATAATCCAAAACCATTTGGAGTATTGGAACAAGGTCAATTAAGCGCTTTGTTGAACCGATTTAAAGGAAACGAAGAGGTAGATGGCGTCCCACAAAAAATACCAGGGACTAACCAAGAAAAAATAAAGTATAAAACCAAATTCAATCCTGATCAATTGGCTGGGATGCAGAACATCGGAGCCAGCTTGTACCATAATAATCCTAGTTTCAAACAAATGGTAGATGGAGAGTCTGATCCGCTGTCAAATAACTATAGTGCTTTGAATGACGTATATAAATCACATTATGGGAAAGATATAGCCACGCCGGAAGATATGGCAACCGCCCATGTGTTAAGTATGCATCCGAATAAAACAGGTCGCGAGGTGGTGCGTAATATTTCGGTTAATCCGTTGACTCTCATTGCCGCCAGAAATGCTTCATCGAAGGATGTCATTGATTATAGAGACAATAAAAAACAAGCAAAGGCAGATCAGTCGGCGTCTTCCATAGATGGGTTGTATAATCCAATGGTTGAAGCGGCAAAGCAAAATCCTAAGCCATATACGACGGCTGCCGGTAAGACAGAGATTAAATATGAGGCTCCGGCTACTAACGAAACGAAAAAAATGTTTGCATACAAGGACGATAAGGGGCATCCCGTATATCCTGATGCAATTCATTTTTCAAATGACTTCAAAACGATTACTCCAATATTCTATAAAGGCGCTAAATCTGGAACCGGGAATAGGGCGGTAGACACAGAAAACAGCAAGCCAGTATTGGTTCAGGAATTTAAAGCAAGATTGGCTAAGGAATTGACTGGTGTTAAGGGAGCCTCTAAACAATTAGGAAGCGGGACAACGACGCCTAAACCAACAAAAGACCCATTGAAACTATTTTAATGCCGGTAAACAAACTATCCATACAAGACTTCGCAGCAAAGATCAAGGCTAAATACCCTGATTATAAGGATATTAATGATACGTTGTTAACCCAACGGATAGTTGAGAAATATCCTGAGTATAAGGATATGGTTAATTACCAAGTCCCAGCTTCTCAGCCCCCAGTTGAACAACCTAAAGTAGAATACCCAGAACATGAAATAAGCCATAATTCAATCCATGATATACGGCATCTAAATGAAATGGCTAATCAGGAAATCCCTGAAACAAGTCCACAATTCGATCCGGTATCCGGTAGTGCCGGTGTCCCCGTTGACAATACAGCCGCAATAGCCGATAAAAAAGCCTATGGGGATCAATACGAAAAGGCAACTAAGGAACTGGGCGACAGAATAGGGGCAACGCCGGATAAAGCTAAGGCTGTTTTGCAAGATTTCCCGGATGACGTTGATGAGGAATCCATTAAGAGAAAATCTCAATTATTAAGCGATAACCCTGAGTCATACAGTCGGTTAAAATCAGCGGATGAAAATGTAAAATTGCTTGCCAAAAAGGGGGGCGTACACGTAGCCAATGAATACAATCATCTACAAGGGACACAGGATGATCCTATACAGGATTTGAATCACCTTAAAAGGAATATTTACGAACAACAAGAAATGATATTGTCAAATCTTTCTGGTCCTGAAAGGGCTAAGGCTTTGGCTAACCTAGAAAGAAATAGGTCATCTGCATTCAATGCCGTAAATCCTGAAATTGTAGATGAATACAACGGGAATGAAGAAATAAAAGGGCAGCTAAACGCAATGCAATATGCCGGATTAAAGAGCCTGGAAGCCTTCGACCCTCAAAAAGCTAAATTATATTCCGGATTAATCTACAATGTGGCAAAGGAAAATGAATCAAACCTTGCAGTTGAACAGAAAATAGGGTTAGAAAAAATCAGGAAAGAACTTTTGGATATTGGCCGAAAGAATACGGAAAGGTACATTAACGAAAGCCAATACGATCTCGACAAGGCATATAGGAACGCACAGACGGATGAAGAGAAGAATGATATCTCGCAACAATGGCTACACAATAAGGCTCTTATTGAATCGATGAACGAAGATACGCAAAAGGACGCAACCCGGTTCCCGTATATGAAGGATTTAGAATTCGAGCGCCAAGCTAAGGAATTGTCCGGAGAGGCTGATATGGGAGTCCTTAGCTATGCATTGAATAAATTTGGTAGAGGTATTGGAAAGGCTGGGGAATCTGTGCAAATTGCTATGGTGAATGCATTAGGTGATGATCAAGATGTAGCGGACGTAAATTTAGGTTTGCTAGGACAAACTGAACAAGAAAAAAATAAATTCTACCTACCTGAGGCAGATAAACCGGAAGGCTCCCCCATGGTATATAAATTCGATAAATACTTAGAAGATGCTGCCAAGGCTATAAAAAATAATAAATCGATAAGCGAAGAAGATAAAAAAAAGGCATTGATACAATTGGTAAAAGCATATCCAGACCAAGTCCATACCATTACCAATACAGCCAAATATGGGAAATCCGCGAATCTATTTAGCAAGGCTACACTTTATAAGAACGCGGGGATGATTGGGGATATTGCTTCTATTGCAGCCCAGGCGGCAGGATCAGAAGGAATAGGGTTGCCTAAATTGCTATCTAGTACCATCCCTATGTATTTAAATACACAAAGTGATTTTTATAGGGAAGCCTTGGAGCAAGGTAAAACTAATCCCATGGCCTATGCCAATACCCATGCGGCTATAATGATGGCTGCCGGAATTATTAACCCAGATTTGAGTATAGTCAAAAGAGCGTTAGGCGGCAAAACGGAACTTGGGAAGGCTCTGGCTGGGGTAAGCGAAGATACTTGGAATGGTATTGTATCCAAAAATAAGCCCATTATAAATAAAATAAAATCATCCTTGGGAGGCGTCGCGCAGGAAGCTGCTAAAATGGGCCTTACATATGGGGCCGGGACCTCTATTGCCAGCGATTTAGCTAACAAGGGGTTTTTCAATAGTAATAAGAGCGGCGAAGATATTTTGAATGATGCTGTAAAAGCAACCAAGAACATAACAACAAGTTCCTTGGCCTTACTGGGATTGCATGGGATTAGTAACTTCAAAACAGTTTCCCCAGAAGAAAAGGGGCGCGTATGGGAGTTAGGGGATAATCCGAGGTTAGCTAATGAGAGAATTGACGACGCGGTTAAATCCGGAGAAATAACCACGCAAATAGCCGATCAAAGAAAGCAAATCATAAAACAAATTTCGAAACTGATTGACAGCGTCCCGACCGAAGATTCAAAGGGGAAGCCATTAACCGATCAGCAGCGATCTGATTACCTATACAACCTTGTCATAAAAAACAAGATTGATGGGATTAAGGGGGATTTACCGGATGCCCAGAAAGCGAAATTGGAGGGGATTAAACTAGGTATCGATATTGATAATAATGCCATCCTTGACCCGAAATCTGAGAAAGAAAATCTGATGCAACGTAAGCGGGAGTTAACGGATGAATTAACCCCCGGGGAGGACGGGACATCTACGCTAACTCCGCTGGAAAAGAAAACTAGACAAGAGGAATTAGACGGCATTAATGAAAAGTTGGATGAAATAAATAATCCAAAACCAGAAAAACCAAGAGTAACGGTATCTACACCCAATATTGTTAACGTTAAACTTAAAGACAATGCCATTCAAGAGCAAAGCCCAGGAGAAATGGGCGTTCGCGAATCACAAGCCATGGGCGAAGGAATGGGCCAAGGAAACGCCAAGCCAGAAAGCACTACCGGAGAAGGCCCCCAAGGTGAAGGTAAAAGTAAAAAAGTAAGTAATGAAGAGCTTACGGGGATTACCCATGTGGAAACAGACAAAATAGCCCAACAGTTTGGATTAGATACGTATGAAAAGAATCCTGAGACAGTAAAAGAATGGGATGCCGAAGCCGACAGGCGTTTGAGGGAAGACCCACAGACTATTCCAAAGCTAATTCGTAAATTAGAAAATCGAATTGAGCCAGATAAAATAGATCAAAGGGTCATGATGCGATATATGGCATCGTTAAAGGCGAAGATTGAAAAAACACCGACCAACGAACTGCTAGCAGAAATGAAACATGCCAAGGAATTAAGCGATACAATAGGGGGAAGAGAAGTAGCGAAAAGCCTTGTAGCCCGTAAGGGGTTAGTTCCGGTAGAAGATTCCTTAGCTGATTATATGGTGGCAGATATGGAATCTTTGAAGGTGGATGAGTTGACTAAAGAACAAAAGGCGTCCATTAAAAAAGAGTATGACGATATACAGGCAGCCAAAATTGAGTTGGATAAAAAGATACAGGAATTCGAAGAACAAAAATCAAAGGCTAAGGCAGAGAAGGCATTTAAGGCAATAACTACAAAGGGCACTAAAAAGGCTCATGCAGATTATGTGCAGGAAAGAAAGGACATACTTGCCAAGGCAAGAGAGGCATTGTTGAAGTCCGCAAAGGGTGGCGATGGGCTGACTGCATCTGTGCCAGGATTGGCGCAATTAGCCGCGATAGCGCCGCATGTTAAAAAAATGGTAGAAAGCCTTGTTTCGGAGGGAGTAGATAAATTGGAGGATGTTGTGAAGGCGGTTCATGAGCAATTCAAGGATATAGTTGAAGGACTGACCGAAAAGAATGTTCATGATATAATAGCAGGTGAATACAATGATAAAAAGGCAACTAAAAGTGAATTGAGGGCTAAAATCAGGGATTTAAACACTTTGGCCAGATTACAAAACAGGCTCGAAGATTTAAATAACGGGATTGGGCCTAAGAATGAAAAAGAAAAGATTGAACGAAATAAGGAGATTGCTGATATAAAAAAGAAAATAGCGGAACATCCTTTGTCTAGATTGGCAAAAACCAAATCGGTGACAGAGCGGCAGATTAAGGAAGTCGAAAAACAACTTGAAACTGGCGATTTTTCTAAGCCAGAAAAAGACCCAATAGAGCTGGATAAAGAGGCTAAGGGTTTAAAGACTAAATTAAATGGATTACGGCAGGATCGGGAAATAAGATTATTAAAGCAAGAATATGCCAACAGGTCTAAATTACAGAAAGTGGGAGATGCAGTTGGCAATGTATTGAATGTTCCAAGATCATTAATGTCTTCTCTTGACTTTTCCGCGCCATTAAGGCAAGGTATATTTGGGGTAACAAAGCAACTTTTTTCTAGGCCCGGTGATTTGGGAAAGCAGTTTAGCCAGATGTTTAAAGTGGCATTTTCTCAAAAGAAATTTGATAACTGGTTCATGGAATTAAAAGAATCACCAGACTATGAAACAATGCAAAAATCTGGATTGCCATTGTCTGATCCGCATGATCCTAAATTAAGTGTGAAAGAAGAGGCATTCATGAGTAATTTAGCAGAAAAAATACCTCTTATTGGTAGATTTGTAAAAGGTTCAGAACGTGCTTATGTTACTTTTTTGAACAAGATGAGGGTTGATTTATTCAGACGGGCAGTAGATACATTTGCTTCGGAAGGGAAAACATTCGAGAATAGTCCGGAATTATATAAGGCCTATGCGGATTATATAGGAGCCGCAACCGGACGTGGAAGGATGCCGGAAATATTAGAAAATTCAGCGCCTATATTAAATGCTGCTTTTTTTTCCCCTCGATTAATAGCTTCGAGATTGAACCTTTTAACCAATTGGGCAAATCCAAAGTTCTATACCAAGATACCAAAGGAAATACGGGTTCAGTATTTCAAGGATATGGCTAAATTTATAGGACTTGGAGTATCAATTCTTGCCCTAGCAAAGGCCGGAGGTGCAGAAGTAGAAGATGATCCACATAAATCAGATTTCGGAAAAATAAAAGTAGGTAATACAAGATGGGATATTTGGGGGGGATTTCAACAGTATATAACGCTGGCCAGCAGACTTATTAGTGGTCCTGCAAAAACCAAGACAGGTAAACCGGTATTTGGTCAAACAAGATGGACTATTTTGGAGCGATTCGCAAGAGGTAAATTAGCTCCCGTTCCTGGGTCTATTGTTAACCTAGCAGATCAAAAAGATGTTTTAGGCAAACCGGTAACTCCATTGGGGGAATTAAAAAAGAATGTAATGCCACTTGTTATTAACGATATAGTAGAAGCCGCTAAGGATAGAGGTGTGGCGGGGGCATTAGGTGTAGGGATTCCCTCTATGTTTGGAGTGGGCGTTCAAACATATGACTCAAATGTCTCTGCCAGTGGGAAAAAGAAAACTAATTCAGGAGAACACCCAGAAAGGAATCATAAATGATTAGAAAGTATTACATATTAGAAGGAGAAATTGAAGGCGGAGGTGGTGATCCTCCGGCAAAACCGGCTGCGCCAAAGAATTATAAAACAACTACCCCACAGCAACGGGATCAATGGAATAACTTCCTTGAATATGCCAATCAACAAAAAGGAGTTGATTTTGATAAGGACCCGAAAGCTGGGATTAACTTAATGAACCAATACAGAAAACAAGACCCGACTTTTTCTATAACTCCCGATCTTTTACCAGCAATTAAATACGAACAATATCAAATAAGAAAAGGGGATGCATTCGGAAGTCTAAAGCCCGAACAATTAAAGTATTTGCGTCAGGGGTTGCCTGAAAATTATCTAAATAGAGATGTGGATACGCAAGGTGATTTTACAGGCAAAACGGCCAAGCTATATTACCCCATGAAAGATGGATACGGAACAGATATAGAGAAGTACGTAAACAGGCTTAATCCTAATGCGCTAAAACCTTCCATTGCTCCATCTTCTGATAGAATTCCACTACCCAACTATGATGACCCTAAGGCCAGATTTAATTATCTACAGCAGATTAGAAAAAAGCATGGAGATGTAGTTCAAGGACGTGGAGATGCTATTATTCACGTTAACGAAGTTCCTGATGATGGGGTAGATACGATGAAAAATGCTACTGTCAAGGCGGCATCCAAATTCGGCTTAGACCCAGCATTACTATATTCCTCAACGATGGAAGAAGGAGGCAGCGGCGTGTTTCCTGATAAGAATGGTAAATTTGATCAAAGCGACAGCAAAACACACCCCGTCGATGGGTTCCATAATTTTGGATTAGATCATTTCCATGATGTGTTCCCGGAACTTGTAAAAAGAGGATATCTTCCTAAGAATTTTGATTACGAAAAAGCCACGCAAGTAAACCCAGAAAATAGCGAAAAAGTAAATTCTGCCAACTTCAAGACGGTTGATGATGCAATAATGGCAAAAGCAGCCTATGTAAAGATGTTCCAAGATGACACCGAAAAATACGCAAAGTCAAAAGGGGTAGAACTTTCTCCTAAAGCTAAGCAATTTTTTACGCTTATTGCTTTCAATGGAGGGCCGGGGACTTATCACAAAATGCTGAACTACTACCAATCCAAGGGCCTTTTAAAAGACGACAAATACATGGAGACTAATCCCGGCAAAGCGGTAGACCCAGGTGGCGCATATAAGCATATAGTCCCAAGATTTAAGATAGCAGACATATTAAGAAAAGAAGCTCTTTTTGAATAAAAATCATATAATTAACTTATTTTTATATAACTGAAATACGATGCCTATTATTCCTAGTTTTACCGCCATTGGGACTTCGGACCCGTCGTCCATATTAGTTACCGATACTTCAACGGGGTCGGATATAGATATTACTGACCGGCAGATAATCTTTACCCAAACGGATAGCACTTCCTTGGGTAATTCTCCTTATGATTTTCCTGTTCCAGGGGCATCAATCACCGTCAGCCCATTGACCCAAGATGCCGCCCTTACCATCACACTCAACTGGTTGAACTCTGTAGGCGTTGTATTATACACTACCAGTATCATAGCTTCATTTAACCAATATGGGCTTCAGTTTTTAGAAGGACTAACCCAAGATCAAATAGCCGATCCCAGTATCCGAAACGATCAAAACTTCATGCAAAACAAGTATGAGGTATTCACTGAGATACAAAGCGCCATAAATGCTATATCTATAGGGAAGTCAGTTTCAGCCGCCCAAAGTTGTATCCTGAGATATAATGCCCTTATCGCTAACCAAAATAAGTACTTCTAATGGCTAGTCTCTTTACCATACAACAAATCATAACCTTCGCGCAGATAAGCCAATATCTCGCAGGGAATGATATTGCATCTAAAACGGCTCTTAGAAGTGGTTCCATAAACGAGAACTTGCCCGGACTTCTCTACATGGAAGGGTATTTATTGGAGAACATGTACACTTTAAACCCGGGCGGATCAACCCTCCGAAAAACGGCTGAATATGTTCTATCCCTTTGTGGTAAATACCTAAGTCAGGCGCAGAACATTCTTAATAACTTGGCTGCCGGGCCTCCTGTAATTACAGGACCGGCGAATCAGTCCGTAAATCAAGGATCGAATGCTACTTTTATGGTAGTGGTAACAAGTTCTTTGCTGTATGTTGGGCAATGGTATGACTATCTTGGGAATCCAATAGTAGGGCAAACTTCGAATATCTATGTTTTTTATAATGCCCAGTCCGGGGACTCCGGGAAGACGTTTTATTTCAAGGCGACAAGTGTAGCGGGAACTACCGTTAGCGGGATGGCTACCCTAACCGTAACGGCCAATATTATTGGGTATGCTTATGCGGGAGGTGCAGATTATAGCGCGGCATTGCAGGGCGGCACGGATGCAGTTCCATTCCAATTTACGTTCCCGATAACCACAGGGCAGCCTTTATCTGTTCAATTTACCGGTCCGGTAGTTGATGAATTCATTGTCATAAAGTATCCGTCCACAGAGCCGACCAAGACGGGATATAATAACCCTCCTATTGACGCAGCTGGCATCCCAGGATTTGCCTTTAATGCAACGACTATAACAACTTGGAAATACATATTCTCCCGTTCGGGTAATGCCTTTACGGTAAATAACTCAAACCTCATTACATTCAACTGATGAAAAAACTACTATCTATATTGGCGCTTTGTTTTATTAGCACCCTTATTTTTTCTCAGGGATATCAACCCATAAAGCACATAATAGCCAGCGATGCAATATTCCCAACTTTAAAAACCCCCCTGAATGGGCGGACAATGTATTACGATACTTCTCTTTTCATATACAGAGATTTTCAAAATACGTCTGAAGTGTTAGCCAACTTCACTTCGCAAGCTAGTAGGTTTGGGGCGGCTCTCATTTGCGTTCACCAAGGGGGTACATTAAATGGGAGTGGGGTATTTATCGGGGGTATCCGAAATTTATATTGGTTTAGAAATGGATTAGCCGATTCTAACTTAGTAAAATTTCCTACAGATACGGTAGTTGCCAGCGGATTCTTATTGGCGGCGAACAATCTTTCTGATCTTCTAAGTATTTCGACTGCCAAAGCAAATCTGCTGATCAATAACGTAGACAATACTTCTGATGCCACAAAAAATAGCGCGGCAGTCACTCTTACAAACAAGACTATTTCAGGATCTAATAACACGCTTATAAATATTCCCAACTCTGCCCTCAATAATTCTTCTATAGGAATTACATTGGGAGTATCCGGGACTGATGTAAATGTGTCTGGGACCCCAGCAGCATTAGGGAGCAATTTTACTTTTAATATTCCGGTCGGCGGACCCGGGACAACAGGCAAAATATCTTCAATCGACTGGAATACCTTTAACAATAAGCAAGGCGCAATTACTTTGACTACCGCTGGAACTTCCGGACCGGCCACTTTCATAGGAAATGTTCTTAATATCCCTCAATATCCCGCTGGCGTAGGGGGAAATGGGAGTGCGGATTCAATCAAACATCTATTCGTAGATACAAGTTCAAATAGAAATGGCTATGTGTTGGCATTTGATAGCACGAATCATAAATGGTATTTATCGCCAAATGGTACAGGAACCGGAATAACTGGATTGACAGGGGACGGGACAGCATCGGGATCTGGAATTGTTCCATTCACCCTTGCAACCGTCAATAGCAATGTGGGGACATTTGGAAGTGCTAGTTCGGTAGCTCAATTTACTACCAACGCGAAAGGGTTAACAACGGCCGCGTCCTCAGTGGCGATACAAATAGGAGAAAGCCAAGTTACTAACCTTGTATCTGATCTCGCTGGTAAACAAGCATCACTGAGTGGTACGGGGTATTTAAAATTATCTGGGACTACTCCGTCTTACCTAACACCAACACAAGTAACGGCTGATCTAAATGTTTTCACAACATCTTTGCAAGGGTTAGCTCCTGCATCAGGTGGTGGGACGACTAACTTTTTGAGGGCGGACGGAACTTGGGCTGCACCTCCGGGCGGGGGCGGTTCGGGGACGGTTACCAATGTAGCTATAGGGAATCTATCTCCTTTGTTCACAACGGTTGTTACCAATCCTACTACAAGCGCTTCAGCAGTCTTCACTCTTAGTAATGCTGCTGCAAACACAGTTTTTGGCAATTTCACAGGATCAAGTGCGGCCCCAGCGTTCGGGAAAGTTACATTGGCTACCCAAGCTACGAACACAGCTAATTATATTCAAGGATGGGATGGGTCAGGAAATCCAGCGGCATTAGCGCCAGACACCCTATTCGTAAAAAACAGAGTTTCAGGAACAGGGGTCCAATTGGGGAACATATCAAACGATACGTTCTATCTAAATAACTTAGTTGCGGGGACAAATATCACCTTAACTAAAAATTCGGATAGCTCTATAACAGTTAATGCATCAGGAGGAACATTTACCAACCCCATGACCACTAATGGAGATATGATCTATCAGGTAGGAGGTACTTATGGTCGCCTTGCAGTGGCGGCACACGCGGGGATGAAATTAACTAGCGGGGCCAGCGGAGCCATAATCTGGGTGGATTCAACATCTGGCGGCGGCGGTTCACAAACCTTTCAACAAACTTTAACAACGGGCAGAACTCTTGCAAATTCGGATAGCATCCTTCATGCCGGATTTTCGCTTTACCACAAAGGTGGCTTATTAAAAGCAGATAGCTTACACATAGGAATGAGTAATGGCCCTCCGGGCATCGATACAATTGTTTTCTTCGGACCTTCGACTGTAGTAGGAGTTGGGGCGTCCTCTGCTAATATGAGGTGGAGTACGAAGGTGTCTCAGCGTTTGGGGGCCATTGAAAAGAACCTTGGGGTTAATTCTCAAATGATTATTAATCAGAGTCCTTTCAACCCCTTCGGTGCGGTTACTACGGGACTCGGAGATACCACCAAAATACCGACATATGTTGCCGGGAAGCATAGGTATTTAATCGAATCATGGTTTAAAAATGACATCGCTTACTCCGCAACAAATTACGATACTGTGGCCTATAAATCTGCTCTTAGATTATGGCTGAATGCGGCTATACGGAAAGGATGGCCATTATCCTTAATTTATCTTTCTTCTGATGGACCAGAAGGGCAAAGTGCATGGAATACCGATTCTGTAGTATACTCTCTGCCTGCGGCGGCAAATGCCGCAAGGTGCGTACTATTCGATGATGCCCTTAAAAAACTGTCCATTGAGTATAGCATCGGGTTTATTGATCAGTATGCCAACTTTGTCGCCTATAGTAATCCAGCACTACATCTTAGTGCTGACTCAATCCATGAAAATGATCCGGCATATGGATATGAGGCCAATTACGCTATAGCCCAACTTGGGTACGACATTAAGAACATTGGGCAGCAACTGGCCGTGAATGGCATTACTGACCTCGATTCGGCGAGATTGCATCTTACAATACCATCCAACACCTCTAACTACACCTCCGTTGTTATTGATTCAATTAGTCGTCTTAAAGGATGTACTAATTGCTTTCTAATGAACAGCCCATTACAAGCACAACCTTTCATTGGTAATACTAGCCAAGGAATTACAGCAGGATGGTTAGCGCCTGGATTCCTTAGGGTTACTAATACTATACCCGCTGCTGGTATCGCTGGTATGCCGCTATCTGGCGAGGCTACGGAAATGCAGTTCAACCCAACGAGCCATCAAGGATATCTTGCCGCATACAATAGAACAACCGGTACTCCGCTGCCTTTAAACCTTCAATTTCAAGGCAGCTATTTAGTAGTGGGAAGTGGGGTGCAAACTAATAGCGCGCAGTTTAATGTGGCTGGAATAGCCAGTGTTACAGGAGCTTTATGGGCTGGATCTACTAGATTGTTAAGCGGTTTTATCGATCAGACAACGGCCTCTACCGGATTAACTTTTCGCGTAAATGCGTCCACAAATACAGCCCTTACCTTAAATTCGAACGGATCATCTACTTTCTTTACACCAACATCTGCCACTCCATCCATTGTGCTGCCAGCAGGAACCAAGCCTACTTCCATGGGACAGGGGGCATTGGCTGCGGAAACTGGCCATTTGTGGTATCATGATGGGTCTACAGACTATGATCTCCTTTCCAGCAGCGGAGGGTTTGCGAACCCGATGTCTGCTGCTGGGCAGATGATATATGGTGGAGTCGCAGGCGTGGCGACAGCAACGGCCACACCCGCACATGCAAACATGCGACCCATCTGGAATGGGACCGCAGTAGTATGGACGGATACAACGGCAGTTGTGCCCCCTGGTGCAGGGTCTCCTGGCGGCTCCAATCAAAACATACAAGTGAAGAGTGGGTCTGGTTTCTACGGAGCAGCAAATATAAATTATGACACCACTAATCTATGGACGCTCCTTGGCTCGTCTCCGCTAGTGGCAACGGGAACAGGCGCGGCAGCGGCGGGTGACCTTATTGTTAAGGCTGGGAATAGATGGGTAAGCTCAGCCGCCGGAACAACCAACACGGCATCATTTGGCATTACAACCGGATTGATAGGGGAATTTAGGAATTATTTTTCCAATGGTGGATCTACTAACGCATGGGCCTTTTATACTCCGGCTGGGGGTTCTACTGGGACGCAAGTGCAATCATTTAGTATTACGTCAGGGGGATGGATAAGTACCGATAATGGCAACCCAACTTATGGCACCCCCATCGTTGGGGATATTGAGCTGAAATATGGTGCCCGTGTACTTGCCGGTAGCGCCTCAAATCAATTTGGCAGCATTGCGCCCAACGTATCCGGTATGACAGAACTAAAGAATGCCTATAGCTTGGGGGCAATAGACTTTCAGACATCGCACGGATCTGCCGGGTCGTCCTCCCAAGCTATGTCTATAAGTACAGCCGGTAATCTTATTGTGGCAGCATCAAAAACAGATAATAGCAATGGTCTGATACAGGCATTGTCCACTACCCAAGCACAATTAACCCTTGAAAATACTTCTACATTATACGGCTCTGTTCAAGTCAATAGCGCTGGTTCTTGGGGATGGAGACACATGACTGGGTTTACTCTTCCGTCTGCTGCATTAGCCCAAGGAACGGCATCGGATTCGGTATTAGCTATAAGGACTTCGGCATCTGGAATAGATACGCTGGTTAAAATATTGCAGCCAAGCGGCGGCGGGTCAGGAGTAACCACAGTAGGTGCATTCTCTGGTAGTTCTATAGCAAATGGGGCATCTATATCCAGCAACACAATAACCTTTGGCCCCGCTGATCCTACTAATCCAGGGATGATAAAGGCATCTGGATCACAAACATTAGGACCTGCCCTTACCTTGAACGGCCAATTGAACATTACAGGAGGTCAGACTTTTACTATAGGCACAGCCACAGATGCTAATTATACAGTCGGGACAGAGAGTCTTGTGAAGTTAGTTACTATTACCGCAGACAGGGTAGCTACACTGCCAACTGCATCTAGCTTTACTGGCAGAGTATTAACATTGACTAGCTATAACACGGCCACATTTAAATGGACGACAAGTCCGTCTATTCAGGATGGAAACGGAACTGGATTGGCTATCGGGTATCTTGTAAATGGAGCGACATACGACATCTATTCTGACGGTACAAACTGGATATTTAAAGGTATTCAATACCCTGTTAGCCAGCAAATAATACAAGGGGCAGTAAACATAAGTACTGGCAGTTCCACGACTATGAGTAACGGGTTGACGAATGTTATATTTGATCCTCCGTCAGCTATTGCCACTTATACACTAACGTTACCTTCCAATCCTCCCGATGGTGCAGTAGTTAAAATACATTTTGGAGGGACCGTTACTACAGGAACGGTAGTTACGCTCTTAACTATTTCGCCAAATTCTGGACAAACAATTGTGCAAAACCCCGCAGTAACAACGGGGGTTGTTGGCCCTGCTGTCATATATCAATTTTATAAAGCCACAAATAGTTGGTACCGAGAACAATAAGATAAATAAAAAAGCATGATAAAACACACAATATCTATTTTATTACTAGCCGGGAGCTTGATATCTCAGGCCCAGACATTTACAAAATCCTCCGGGACCACAGTGGGTAATCAAAAAGTAATATCTATACCCATTGCTCCCGGCGCACCAACTAAACAGGCGCTTATTTATCTTCCTGACGACTACGGGAAGACGACTAAAAGGTATCCGGTTTTTTTCTTCCTTCACGGATCGGGGGAGGCATCGACAGACATATCTAAAATAAATAATACATCATTGCCTTATCTTATCGCTCAGGGACTAAAGCCATACGCTATTGATTCAGTTACCAAGGATACCATCAAATTCATTGTCATCAGCCCTCAGTGTAGTGAACCAGGAGGGAATTGTTCCTATTCGCAACCACAGTTAAAATACACCATCCCCTTTTGTCTACAGAACTATAGGATAGATACAAATTGCGTATGGGCAGGCGGATTGTCGGCTGGGGGATCGGCTACCTTTTCACTAGGAATGGCAGATACAGGGTTTACCATGAAATACATAACCGGCTTAATGCCAATGGCTAATGGTGGTTGGAATGACAACTTCGCAGCATTCGGTAAAAACTTAGCTTATTGTGCGCAAAGAGGTTTGGCAATGTTATATGTAATAGGGACTAATGATCCCGGCGACAATGCCATTGGCTTCCAAGCATATGATAAGCTAATGAATGCGAACGCCAAGCCGGGTAGATACTTTAGTAAGGAAATAATCGGAGGGACCCATAGCACCAATGTTTGGAATACTCCATTCCCATTGACCGCACGGGTTTGGTCAACCACGCAGAATTCATGGAATCAAATGTGGGCACTTAGAAGGAATTCCAATGTAGCGCCTCCTGTAGTCGTTCCTCCTGTAACCATTCCACCAGTCACTACCATCCCTCCCTATCCTGTTAGGATTTTGATAAAATATTCAGATTCAAGCTGTACAATAATTTGGCAAAAACCATGATAAGAGGAATAATACTATTGGCCTTTGCGGTTAGCTCGTTCGTTTTCGTTACGAGACCGGCTAAGAAACCGTTTTTTGCGGCACAGATAATGGTAAAATCCGCGCCTTCTGAATACAGGTGCGCATACTTGTATTTCCCGGACAGTGTAGTTAGGGCCTATCTGTATAATGGGTCGTCCGTTGTGTTTATGCCATACGTGGTGGGTGGTCTAAAGGCATATGATTTATGCCCAGGATTTAATAGGACGGTTATTTTGGACCAAAATCATTATCCTTGGGTTGAAGTCCCCGGCACTCAGACAGGAGCGTGTACAAGGTTCAGCACAGATACCACCGGCGCTCAGTTCAATGATAACAAATGGCTGTACTCGTACTTTAGCGCATACTTCTCGACCTCATTAGACAGCACGAAAGTATACGCCTTTGGCAATGCGGATTCATACAAGTGGATCGACAATACGGGGAATAGGGTATTCCAGCCGTACTTGTTATGGACAGCGCCGGGGGGTAAGAAGATAAAGAAGCTGGCATGCGGAACTAGCATGCTGATATTATTAACCACAGGAGAGGTTTACCAAAGGCCATCGGGAACGGGTACGTCGTTTGTGCAAAGAACATTGCCAAGTAATTCGTTTTGTGTGGACATAGCCTCCTCTCAAAACAATTTCGCCATTTATTTAATACACGACTACATAGGAGGTGATAGCACACAAGGAAACCCATATTGGACTGGTAGCGAATCTGGTTTTGTGGGGGATAATAACTCTCGAACAGAGCCTTTCGCATTGAAAACAGTATGGGGAACTACGATGCCTTTTAGAGCTGTTGTAACAAATACGAACACATATCACATGTTTGATTCCACCTGGAAATTATGGGGCGGAGGGGATGGAGCGCAAGGTGAGATCGGGGATAGCACGGAAATTGTAAACCGGTATACATATCTAAATTTCAGCCCCCGCGCATATAGTTGGACAACAAACAAATGTCAAGGAGGCACATGCCACATTCCTAAGATGATCGCCAGAAACATAAATTGGACAAATGGAAGGTTTACCAGCGTGGGAAACTCTTTTACTTTTTATAATGGGGCTAATGATGTTAATGATAGTTTTTATGTCTGGGGTAGATCTAAATCCTTCGTGTCGATCAATATCGCCAGTAATGACGAATCTCTTTATCCAAATACATTGGACCGGCTATGGCCGCAACACTATTGCCCACTTTGTACACCAACCGGCACATATTCTGATTTTTCTCTTCCCGCCGTCCATTGTGGGGGTAACAAAACAATTACTACCACTTCTACAACTATTGGAGGCAATGATACAGCAGCTATCCAAGGTGGCTACGGATTTACCATAAGCAGCACACAATGGACGCAGAAAAGTGGCCCCAATACCGCTACATTTACAACTCCAACGAGTTCTACAACCGGGGTAACTGGACTTACAAGCGGGACATACGTTTTTAAAAAAGTAATTACAGACAATAACTTAGGAATATGGGCAGACAGCGCCACTATTACAGTTAATGCCTCAAACCCTTGTAATTGTACAGCAACTACCCGATATAGGGCGTTTAAAAAAGTATGAAAGAGAGAACTGAACGATATATAGAAGTTAAGATTGAAGAAAGCAGGAGATACTTCGATGCAGAAATAGCATCCATCAGGAGGGCGGTGGACAAATACAGTGATACTAATGATGAATGGAAAAGCCTTCACAATGGCCTACAAAGATCGATGGAGAAAGAACGCCAAGAGTTTATGAGAAAAGATGAGTCTGGGCGTCTGATTCAAATACTTGTAGCTATTGGTATGTTTGTATTAGGAATAGCAATTTATTTAAAAAAATAAAAACCCCACCATGACACTTTCGCTTTATTTAACTTGTTTTGGTATTGCCATATTAGGGCTAATTCTATCAATGCTGTTGAGTATGCGGGCATTGAAAATAAAGGCCAGTTTGGCTAATGTTGTATTCAAGCCATCGTCATACTTTCAAGATGAATGGATTTCCATATTAATCTCCTTGGTGGTAATTGGGATATTCCTTTCTCTATTGCCGTGGGCGCTTAACTGGAAACCGGATTCCATTAAATTCGTAAGGCCAATATTTGCGACTGTGGGGTACATGGGCACCGATATTATATTAAAGTTTTTTAGCGCGGTTAATAGTCGGATAAACAGCGCCATTGACTACAAGACAACAATTAGCGATAAGGCAACCGGCACATTGGACGCCCCCACTCCCGCAGCAAAACCGCAGTCATGAGCAAGATAATCCCCTATATGATAGCCATTGTGGTTATCGCCGCTATATGGTTATGGGTAAAAGGGTGCGATAAAAAGCCGGGGCCAGACCACACGGAAGATAAAGTTTTTGTCGATAGTGTGGTGGGAATGGTAAAGACAAAACTAGCCAGTTTTCAGCATGTCTATGATTCCGTAAAGGCCGTTAATGCCGTCCTTCAAAAAAGTAAAGATTCCCTATCGGGAGTTATAAAGGAATACAAGGTAGACATAAGAGATAAGGGAGCCGATATCCAGGGGCTAATTGATGAATTAAACGCTTCTGAGGACGCCAAAGATACCCTTAGAGCCCTGAGCGCATGCGACTCTCTAAAGGCCCAATTTACGACCGCCAAGGACCTTGTATTGGGATATATGGTATCTAACGACTCCCTAGCCTCCATAAATAGACATATTTTGACAGAAAAGGACACCATAATTGGGCATTTATCGCAGATGTTCAATGAGGCAAATAATTCCCTGTTTGAGGTCAGCCGAAAATATAGTACCTTGTTTTCCGATTATAATCGAATCAACGTGAAGCCTAAAAGATGGGCCGCGGGGCCTCAAATTGGCATATCTTTGGTTAATGGTAAAGTAGCCCCTACTATTGGGGTGGGATTAACGTATAATCTTATACGATTCTGATTAAATAAATTTTTATGCAGTATAGTAAAGAAAAAATTTACGCAAAATCTTTATCCTCAAAAGAATGGAACAATCAATATGGAGTAGATTTAGGAAATTCATACAAGAAAGCGTTAAGGCAAAGTTTACGGCTTTCTTTAGCGGCTCTTGCATGGGCCTCTACGTCTCTATGCATTTTCTTTTTGCTGGCCTACCTAGCGAATTGGTTACTGTCGGCGCGTATATTTTAAAATATATTGGAACCTGTATTCTTTCTTTTAGTTCCGGTCTGTTAACGGCCTATGGAGCTTATCTTATCGAAAAAATTAAAAACAAGCAAAATGTCAACACCACACAAAAAAAACGAAAAAAAGGGGACAGGGCCGCATAGTCCCGCGTTCGATCCAGGCCGAAATCCTCCAAAACCAAGAGAACACGGCCACGATGAAGAAGAGGAAGATGAAGACCCCGGCAAAGATGATCCTTGGAACAAGCCAAAACCAACTCCCGACGGGCCGCAAACGCAGGATGAGGGAGGTAATCCCCCTACGCCACCGCCCGGACACCCATGAAAAAAATAGTCCTCGATATATCTTGGATACTTGTTATAGGGCATTTGCTTAACAATGCAAATGCCCTTATTGCTTATTTCTGGCCCATTGTAGATCATAAAGAAGTTGACTGGTTTTGGTCTCCCCATTTCCAGATGAAGATGATAGTATCATGGTACATTAAGTTCTTTACCGATTCCCTGATGTGGATATCCACGTTCTACGTACTCGCCAAAGTGTCCTACCAATACAGTACCGCTCTCTTCCTAGTAGCGGTTATTTTCTTTTTTTATCATATATTTGATTGTTTGTTGTTCTGGTGGAACTTTAGGCAGAATCATTTATTCTATGCCTTCCTGCTTTGGGCAGCTATTGTAATGATCATTCAGGCTGTCTATCCATTCAGGCAGGAGACATTAGCTAAAATAAAGAGCTTGTTTTGAACAGGGTTGAGAACTATATTTTTACACTAAAAGCTATCTATATGTTTTGGATTTTAGGAGCCATTGTAATAGCATTCATTGCTGGATTTTTTATTGGGGCAAACAACCCGCCAAAAAGTATCTTACAAGGATTGCTTAAAAAGCATCAGGATTCAATCAATAAAATCATGAAAAGCTAATGGCAGACTACAATCTATTCTTACCTATCCTAATGGAGAATGAAGGATACTATGTAAGTGCCGAGAGGGCTGAATTTATTCATGACTCAGGAGGTGAGACTTGGCGCGGGATTTCGCGTAATAACTTCCCCCATTGGATGGGCTGGTCTATCATAGACTCCTATAAGGACAAATCAAATTTCCCCAAATCCCTGAGGGCTGACACGGACCTGCAAGATTTGGTTAATGCATTCTACAAGCCTACTTTCTGGGATGTAATACAAGGGGATAATATAAACAACCAATCAATCGCCAATTTCATGGCTGATTGGGGCGTGAATGCCGGACCTTCGGTCCCGATCAAACATGCGCAGGAGATATTGGGGTTAGCCCAAGATGGCAAATTTGGGCCTAAAACGCTGGCTGCAATCAATTTGGTTAATGGCCTCGATTTTTTCAGGAAGCTACAGGCGTCCAGGAAGCAATTTTATCTCGATATCGTAACTGCGCACCCAGAAAAAGGCGGTAACCTCTATAATTGGTTGGATCGCAATGCCTCATTCCAATATATCGCGTAACTTTAACTCTGTTATATTTAGGGGGTTAGGCTTAGGAAAGAAATTTCTTAGGCCTTTTTTGTTGGAAAACTTGGAAGTATAAATGTAGTATATTAGATTTGTACACATGAATGACAAGGATATCACTCAGTCAGTAAGATTAAGTAAGGAATATGTAAAATTCATAAAGAGGTATATTACTGAGGAAGGTGGTACTATCCGTTCCGTATTGGAAGAGGCAATTCTCCTTAAAATTCCTGCAAAGTATAGACAAAAAAATAAATCATGAGCTTACCATCCTACGTATTAACCGACGTTCAAATAGCCGAAGAAAGCCTTATGGTTATCCGGGATTTAATGAGAGAGACTAAGGTGCTATTGGGTGGTATAAATGAGCTACAAACCATACTCATGACTCCCGGGAATGTGCAGAAAGTAGAATTGATGGGAGTTATCATAAGAACATTAGAAGCTTATTCTGCCAAGGGATAAACCCGTTTTTGATTCGTACCCACTAACCCGCTAAAATCCTAGCTGTCATGTCTAAAGTAGAGATTTTTATTAGTGTTCTTTTGGGAGGCCTTGGAATCGTAGCTTTATTCGCCAAGTTCTCAAAAACAAAGCCACAAGAAAGAGAGGAGGGGGATATCTTCGACGAACGAGAAGTCTTTAGGCATGACTCTAATCCAAGAGTAGTTCATGATAATCAGAAAAACGGACACGATAAGCACAAAAAGTCAGCATAACGTACAAACTAAAGTATGCAATCTGCACCATTAGTGGAATATTCTTTGATATAGGATGTCATATGGTAATGGATATCAGAGACTGGCTTCGAAGATAAGAATGTAACCCACTTTTATAAACCCAAGGGGCGGTATTCCGTGAGAAGTTGCCGCCTCTTAAAACCACCTAACCATGAAACTAGCATTTATTGCCAAAAATGGCTTGTATTGGATTCTATTCGCTATGGCGTTGTGCTGGCTTTGTAGCTGTGCTACGGACAGGTCCGGATGTGGGATGTCAAAAGGATACGTCGGTATTGGCGGCCAGCATCCGGCAGGATTAAATCATTAACTTATTGGGGTCACTTCTACGGCCCCAGTGTTTACGAAAGGCAAGGACAAGGTTTAGAACCGGGTAGTATAGTTCCTTATACAGGCCGGTTATTTTTAAATTAAAATCATTTTTAAATAGGTACAAACCCGGGAACTTTTCTAAGCCAGCACGGGTATGCAAAATGTCAGACAGAATAGGGATTGGTTTAATGTGACTCCGGCTCTTCACTGAGCCGGAGTTTATTTTTTGGAGATATCAATTCTCCTTTACTAATACAAAAAGCCCGGACATTACAAAGAACGCCGGGCTTGCCAGTACCTACCTTAACCTACAATATTTTTGAGGGCATTGCCGCTCTTATTTTCGCCATCGCCCGGTGGTTGCTATTTCTTATTGACTGATTGCTGATCCCCGTAATGGCCATTATCTTATCGATAGTGAGGCCGTAAACGTGAGACATCTTAAATATTTCCCCCTCTTTATGTGGTAATTTATTTATTTCCTGATCTATCCTTTTCAAAATTTCTCCATGTTCTTTGTACTGTTCGAAGTTGCTAATATCCTCCTCTGTAAGGGTGTATCCATATTTGTCATGACATTCTGAAATTCTTTCTTTCCCACGAATGAAATCAATGCTTCTCATCTTTACTTTCCACCAGAGATATCCATTTATAGATTTGGCGTTGTCTATTTTTCCTGGGTGATAAACAAGTGAACAAAAAACATCCGATACTATATCTTCTGCATCGCATTTATTCATTACTATTGATTTGCAATAGCAATAAAGATTGTACCAATGTTTTTCATATAGCTTTTCTATATTCATTTTGATAAGCGTTTAAGAAGGTAATCCAAGCCTTGTTTTCTCATATTTGATACCGTGTTGATAGTTACACTTAATTCTTCAGCTATCTGTATGTACGTCTTTTCTTCGAAGTAGATCATGTGTAATACCTGGACACCACGGGTAGGGTAGCAAGACATAGCTTTCTGAATAATTGACATTGCCCGGAGGTATTGGTAATCGAGTTCATCATTGAATGCTTCATAGTACATATCCGTAGCGGACTTCTCTGAAAGTATTTCCTTTTTTCGGCGCTCACGCGCCCAAAAACTGAGTGATCTTTTCCACGCAAAGGATATTAGATATGTCCTGATCCCATCTACGCTAGTAAATGTCGCCTTAGCCTCAAATAGGTTATTAAAGGCGCATATAGTCCTGTCTTCGGCCTCTTGGGTGTTCTTTGTTATCTTAAAGCAAACTCGGTAAACCATATCATAATACTCCTTGTAGATAGCCTCAAATACACTGTCGTCTTTGTTGGCGAAGCCTAAAAGTATATCTGAATCTGAATATCTCACCGATGGATTAAAATAACGCCCATTATTATAGATAACACCACCGCTACCGATAAGATTATGATTAAGGCATTAGCGTATCTCTCCCCATCTCTCAGGGATTTTGATATTTCATCCTCTAATTGTTCGTCTGATATGTGTTTCATGGATTTTTATTTATAGATTATTTATTAGCTTCTTCAAGTACTGATTTGGCAATTCTTGCCGCCGTTTCTCCGAGATATGTTATTTGAACCTCGGTCAACGCACTCAGCCATTCAGGGTCAGACACCATTCCACTTGCTATCATAATGGAAGCTTTTTCAAGTTTGGTGAAGCCTGCTGCGCATTGGTCTCTTGAATCTACCAAAGAATTATTTTTGTCGTCTACGGCTATTGATACAGGGTAAGCCGGTTGTAATAAATTGTCTGGATGCATTGTAGTATTATTTAATAAGTGATTGTAATTCTTTCTTCTTTTTAATAGCTACATCGTGGAGAAATAGGTTCTCCTTTTTTTCTGTCTTCAAGATTTCTTCCAATACAGATATGGCGTATTCGATCGAAAGATTAGTTAAATGATGATTGGTGTAGCTACGCATTTGACCCTGATAAATGGAGTTCGTTATCTTCTCTTGCTTCTCTTTCAATTCTTCGATTGTCATAGATAATTAATTAGTGGTTAATTAATCGTAATTGTGGAACAAAATTAACTGATAGACTGTCTGGCCCGTTCATCTTAAATCTCAATGTGGCTGTAAATGTACTATCATCTAGGATTGAAGGGGCTAATTCTTCTGGCCAGCCTATGACTTTTATTTTAGGAGATATCTGGGTAGCGCGTAAGTTCATCCCCTCTTTTCTCAGCGCTAAAAAAGTGCAAAAAAGGGTGGCTGATAGCACGGCGATAATGATGTTCTTAGTCATTTTTAGATTTTTTATCTTGTTTAATTGCGTTTCCGATAATGGGGATGTATATCAGCCAAAATAGTAGCCATCGGGCGTCGTCATTCTTTGTCGCCAATACCACTGGCACCCCGACGGTAACGAGCATGAACAGGATTGTGGCGTTATCCTTAATCCACTTGAATAAGCAGGCGAAAGTCTCTTTGAAAAACTCAACTGTCCCACCAATTATCCAATCAATTACTTTCATAGTAACTAGTTTTACCTCCAATGCCTGATCCGTTTCTGGTATCAGGCTCTTGGTAGGGGTGGGGGCTAATTTATTCAATCAGTTTTTTGATAATATCTCCGCCGTATGCGTTTTTGGTCAGGTCGCAAAACTCCTGAACGGTCATTTTATTTTTCAAATCAATGCCATTTTGCCGTATCCAAAAGTCTTTTCCGGATTGGCAGGAGCCAGTTAATATCGTATGCCATTTATAAAATAGGGTGGCGTCATACTTAACGCCATTTTTGAACTGGCTCTTGAATTCTTCAATCCTTTCTTCTATGCTTCGGCTTTCGGCCCATTTCTCTTTAACTGATTCTACGGCTTCTTTGATTGTTCTACCATGAGCGAACAGGCCCCCATACTTTGCTACAAACATGGAGGTAGAAAGGAATGTATTATTGTCAATTACGTCCACGTTGGCCACGTTTCCTTTTATGGACCTTATTACGCAGGGTAGTGTGTCTATATAATGGACCGAATTGCCGCCATGCGTTTGCATTTTAATGCCGTTGCCGTCGCCGTCGCCGTAGCCGTTGCCGTCGCCGTAGCCGTTGCCGTAGCCGTTGCCGTCGCCGTAGCCGTTGCCGTAGCCGTTGCCGTAGCCGTAGCCGTTGCCGTAGCCGTTGCCGTCGCCGTAGCCGTAGCCGTAGCCGTTGCCGTAGCCGTTGCCGTCGCCGTAGCCGTTGCCGTTGCCGTCGCCGTAGCCGTTGCCGTTGCCGTAGCCGT